GCACACGTCTTGATAAATAAAAGAAAAGGAGAACCAACATGAACGAGGGATTAAACACACTTAGTGCTGCCGATGTAGCAGCAGTCACAAGAAACAACGATGGAAACATGTGGGGTGACGGTGGATGGTTCTGGATCATTATTCTTGCTTTCCTGTTTTGTGGCAACGGATGGGGAAACAACAATGGAGCACAGAACGCTTTTATCTCTGACGAATTCGTGAAAAGAGATATCTTTAACACAAACCAGAATGTGTCTAACACAGCTTGCGAGACACAGAGAGACGTATTAGAGAACCGCTATACCACACAGCTTGGCTTGCAGAACTTACAGGCTCAGCAGGCTCAGTGTTGCTGCAACACACAGAAAGAGATCTTACAGAGTAGATATGATGCGGCATTACAGGCACAGAATATGCAGGCACAGATGGCGCAATGCTGCTGTGACATTAAGGAAAGCATCTTGGCAGATGGACAGGCTACACGCCAGTTAATCCAGGATAACACGATTCAGAACTTGAGAGATAAGCTTGCTGATCGTGACAGAGATTTGCAGACAGCATACTGGCAGATCTCACAGGTATCACAGACCAATAACATTATTGATGCAGTGAGACCGACACCAAAACCGGCTTATATGTCTTGCAGTCCATACTTTGCGTATAACGCATTTGGTAATGGTTGCTGTGCAAGTGGGAACGTGATGTAAGTGAATGACATATCACTACTTGACTTTCTAACAGTGTACGGGGTTGCTTTGCAGATGGCTAATTTTAACAGTGATTTATCACAGGCGAGTAATTCTGACATTGAAAAACACTTGCACGAGCAAGACAGTAAGTACTTTTTAAAAATAATTGAAAACCAAAACAAAATCATAAGCATGTTGGAAGAATCCATATCTACGAAAAAGTAGTCTTGCGAACATCAAAGAGAGTAGGCATGCGCTTACTCTCTTTTTTAAGAAAGGAGAAAAAATATGTTAAATTCTATTGCTAAAAATGCTCAGACAGTAGCAACAAATCAGAATGTATTATTTACAGAAACAAGAGTGAAAAGCCGTAGATGTGCTTGTAACACAGGGTGGCTTGCACATGACAACGGCAGTGGACTTTTTGAAATCACAAACCGTGGAAATCTGCCAATGGCGGTCGAAGTTGAGTTTAACGGAAACGTTACGGCATCTGCAATAGGAGCGGTAGCGTTATCTATCAAACAGAACGGGGAACCGGTTTCTGGTACGGAAATGGACTATACAGTAGCAACGGCAAATGTGTATCAGAATGTCGGTGCAGCTACATTGATTGCAGTTCCGGCTGGAAGTAGTGCCACTATATCGGTTGGCAACGTTGGCACAGTTGACACATTGGTTAAGGATGCGAATATCATCATCAAAAAGCTTTCATAGAAAAGGGGTGAGTTTCTATGATTGATTTTAAAAGCAACCTAGATGTTAAAACTCCGAAAGAAATCTTTGCCGGAATTAATGAACGGCTTATCGGAGCGGTCATGATGCACGGACAGTTTGCGGACTACTTCGATTTCCTTGGCTTAAAAGGCTTTAAGCGGATGCATGAGTACCAGCACATTGCGGAAAGCTTGGAACGTAGGAAAGTGTGCCGATATTTTATAAGCCATCACAATCAGCTTATTGATGATGCATTTGAGGGAAAAGTGAATGTTATCCCGGATTCGTGGCGAACGGCCAAACGGTTAAGCATCGGGAAAAGCACAAAGCAGAAAGCCGTAGAAGATGGATTTGTTGAGTACCACAATTGGGAATCCGAAACAAAGGAAGTGTACGAACAGTACGCACACACGCTAAGAGAAAACGGTCATGTGGCTGATGCTATGTTCGTGGAATGTTTGGTAGAGGATGTAAGCGAAGAATTAAAAACCGTAGAATGTATGATTAACGACCTCATATCTACCGGATACGACATGGTATACATCACAGAAATTCAGTCGGAGATTCACGACAAATACAAAAAGAAAATGAAAGGAATCGAGGTGTAATAAATGAGCGAGATCAAAAAGATTTTGGAAGAACAGCTTGAACGTGAGAAAGCATCTGCAAAGAAAGACTTAAATATGTCTAACTTACAGGCAATGTACATGATTACATCTACATTGTGTAATATGAAATCTTTGGAATGCGAAAGCGTACCGGGGATGATTGCGGATGCATCGGAAAACCTTATCAAGAAGTACAGTAACGGAAAGTACGACAAAAACATTGATGCACTATATGACCAGTACATTATGGCGAAAGAGATGTATCAACAGAACGGAGATCAAGCACACAGAGACAAACTGATGGAAAGTGTCGGGAAACTTATGGTAGAAGTGTACGACATGCTTTCCTCTATGATGATGGATTCGGATTTTGCGGAAGAACGGAAAGAGATTCAAAGGCAAATTAAGAAGCTTGCGGAAATGTAAAAACATGGGTACGGAGTACTATATATATTAATGTTACGATATATACGGTGAATCACATAGGACATTTTCCTTTCTTGCTTGATACACCTCCTTTCAATAAAGCCTAATAGCGGAATGCTGATTAAAGGGCGGTCAAACGCCCGTTAGGCTTTCCCCTAAGGTTGCGGACTTGGGGAACCGTCATCTTATGTTACCTCCTAAAGATATAATATGATAAATTTTCATTCCGCAAAGGATAGTGCACAGTATGGTGCATGGATTCATGTCCGGCTATCCTTTTTCTGTATAGAGTTAGTTACGGAACAATATGCAGATTGACCGTCAAATAGCCGTAACAGTGGTTGGAACTGTATAGAGGGAACACTTGCACCAACCACTAACGGGATATAGTTCAATGGTAGAACGCAGATGTTTCCTCTTTCGTTACATAATAGCATCTGAGACATGTGGTTCGAATCCGCAGAACCCGATTACCCCGGCAGAGGTTCATCTGTCTGAATCCCTACCGCAGACGAAGCGGTTAATAAATGACGTTGAGGAGGATATGCAACATGAAAAATATTATTCAGATTATCAAAGATTCTGGTCTTGAAATTACAGATGAGCAGAAAAAGACAATCGAAGATGCAGTGAAAGAGAATTACAAAAGCGTATCTGACTATGATAAGCAGACACGAAAAGTAGAAACTCTGACACAGGAACGTGACAACCTTAAAACACAGTATGAAACAGCGAAAGAGACTTTGGACGGGTTCGAGGGAAAAGACTTCGATGCGATCACAAGAGAACGTGATGAGTGGAAGACGAAAGCAGAGAACGCAGAAAAAGAATGGAAAGACAAGCTTGAAGCCAGTGAAAAAGAGTACAACCAGAAGATTGAAGAAAGAGACTTCAATGACGTTCTGACAAAGGCTCTTGCGGGCGAGAAATTCAGTTCTGATTTTGCCAAAACAGGAATCATCAACATGATTAAAGACAAGGGTCTGAAACGTGAGGGTGAAAAGATTCTCGGTCTTGATGATTACATGAAAGAGCTGAAAGAATCTCAGAAAGACGCTTTCGTGACGGATGGCAAGACACCACCGGTATTCACAACACCTACAGAAAAAGGTGAAAGTGAACCGAAAGCAGAGCCGTTTGTTCCTGGAACTGTTTGGTAAAACCATACTGTGAACCGGCTATCAATAGAGGATAGTCGTTGACCTTAAAGAATTAGAGGAGAACAAAAATGGCAGAAACAACAAGAATTACATCATTAAACATGTTACTTGACCCAACCGGAAAAATGCTTCTTGCAGAAGAGTACGGAAAGGTCATTGAAAACGTCCAGAAGAACACTATTTCTGGAAAAATGAAGAATACCGAGCTTTCCGGTGATCCGTCTGCCGGAACCGTAGAAGCAAAAAGATTCGCAAATGCGACATCTAAGAATTACGGAACCGCCAGAGGTGCATCTAAAGGCGATGAAGTAAAAGGAAAGCCGGTTACGATTCCGATTGACGTTGATAAGGAGATCGTAGAAGAGGTTGAACAGAAAGACGTATCTCTTCTCGGAGTAGAGGGACTTATCGCAAAAAGAACAGCGAACCATGCACTTAGAATGATCGCAGAACTCGACACTGAGTTCTTCAAAGTTGCCGGAACAGATGCGACAGAAGTCGATTTGACAGGTATTACAGCTATTGAGGAACAGGCTGAAACCATGATTCAGCAGTGCGAAACCACCAAGAATGAATATGTGGACGGAGTACCTCGTTCTATGATGAACATGATCTGTACACCGAAATTCTATGGAAAAATCCGCACATATCTGGACAAAGTTACAGTGCCGGGCGTTGGCGTAGCTGACGAAGAGTTCTACGCTTATCATGGCGTAAAAACATTCTCATGCGTGCACATGCCGACAGACGTTGACGTGATCGTGATGGTGGATGGAGCAATCGCACAGCCTGTTAAATCCACACCATACAGTGCTGAGAAGATTCCTCTTTCAGAAGCATATGGCATCGAACTCTTCTATCATTACGGAACCAAATCTGTAATGCCAGACCTTATCTTCAAGAATAAGAAAGGTGAGTAAGTATGAGACAGTTTGAAGACTTGGAAACGGGCAGAACCTTATCAACTGAGCATGAAATGAGTGCTCAGTTGATGGAGAATAACCCAGATAAATACAAAGAGATCAAAGGCGGGAACAAAGGCAGAAAATCTACTGCAAAAGAAGATCAGAAGTAGCAGGAGGAGCATCATGGCATACACAGATTATGAATTTTACAAAAGCAAATTCTATGGTGATACTGTGCCGGAAAGTGACTTCCTTAAGTATGCAGAGCGCGCCAGTGACCGCATAGACCAATATACTTTCGACCGTCTTGTTGACGGACTTCCAGAAAATGAGCGAGCTAAAACGAAAGTACAAAAGGCTGTTTGTGCGGTTGCTGATACCATGTATCAAATTGATCAGATTAAAAAAGCTTCTATGGATACCGTAGGAACTATACAGAAAGAAGATGGGACGGTCGTTAACAAGGCCGTCTCTTCTGTTTCATCGGGTAATGAAAGCATCTCCTATGCTACCGGAAGTAATATAAGTAGCAATGCGTATGCTCAGGCATCTATGGATAAAAAAGTGGAAAATGCCTTGTTGCTAAACGTTGCTACAGAGTATCTTGCCGGAGCAACCAACGACAAGGGAATTTGCCTTTTGTATGCCGGATTGTGAGGAAAGCGTGTTAAGAATCATCAATAAATTATTTTGCAAACATAAAAAGAAAATCCATGACGGAACGTATCTGGAAGATATCGGAAACGGGATAAAAGAAACAAGGCACATATGGAAGTGCGAAAAATGCGGTAAGAAGTTTTATTAACGAGAGGTGATACCAATGTATGACAAAACCATAACTGTATTCAACAAATATGTGAATCAAAAGGACGAAATATTTTGGTATCCGACCGTAATTAAAGGTGTTCAACTCATTGTTGATAAATCTGCAAACATCGAAAAGACAGGACTTGATACGGCTGACACGGCAACGCTCCATGTTCTGTATCGCATGGCGTCCGATGAAAAAGTAGTAGCTGGCAAAAAGTATCTTGAGCCTAAAAAATGGGCGAAACAAATTAACGATACACTTGGACATACCGTCACGTTTGCAAGCGGTGACTTTTTCATTGAGGGCGAACATGATGAAAAGATGATAGCAGACGAAGACTATCAGAGCCGGAGAGACGGTGGCTTTTATGATTATATGAACAAAAGTCACGACAATGTATTCTTAATCACCAATGTCGGAACATACACACTTATCCCACATTTTGAGATAGGGGGAAAGTAAATGGCACGTAGCAGAATGTTCCATTTTCCGAACATCTCGATAGTTGAAGCTGACATCAAAGTAAATGTGAATCTTGACCGATTCGAAAAGCAATTCCAAGATGCTCAGCTTTGGTTAGATGAACAGGTATGGACAGGCACAAAAAAGTATATTCCACAAAGAGACGGGATGATGATTGATACAACTAATACGCAGAATGAAGCCTTGAAAGGTAGTGGAAAAGTTTATGCCGGATATGGTCCTTACGTAAGATATCTGTACATGGGGAAAGTTATGGTAGACCCGGAAACAGGATCACCGTGGGCGAGACCAGGGGCGAAAAAGGTGGTAACAGACCGTGATATTCAGTTCTCAAAGGAACCAAACCCTTTTGCAACAGATCATTGGTTTGATGCTGCTAAAGATGATTTTTGCGATACATGGGTAAAAGGAGTGAAGAAACGTGCAGGCGGTGGATAGTAAAAAAACAGTGAAATACGATGTTGACGGATACGACATTGTAACAAATGCACTTAAAGATTTGCTGAATCAGTATCCAGGATTGGAAACCGGAGAAGTGTTTAAATTCTCAACTCTGAAAGAAGATGATGGAATAGCATTTTATCCGGTATCCGGTGCGGTGATTGCACAGGAGAAAAAATCGGTAACAGGTAAGGTGAATCAACTTTGCAACTACCCCTTTTATATCGTGTACAGGACATCCCGTGATTCTCCGAATATGAAAGCGGATATCAAGGAATTTCTTGATAGTGTAGGTAAATGGTTGGAACGACAAACAGTCGTGATTGATGGCGAAAAGCATAAGCTTACATCTTACCCAACACTTACAGAGGAACGAAAAATAGAAGAGATTACACGAATCACACCATCATATCTTGACAAAACTTACGAAAACAATGTGCAAGACTGGGTGATTAGTATGTCTCTCAAATACAGGAATATATTCAGAAGAACTAATTAACCGGACATCAATTGAAGATGTTCGCTGACCGTAAAGAATTAACGGTAGAAAGGAAAGATAATATGGGACAGTTAAATCGTGAAGCATTAGCGCATTATTTAGACACCACATTCAAAAAAGTCTTATCATCCGCAGAGTTTGAAGTTGTCGGAGAAGACATTGAAGAAATGTCTGTCGAACTCAACCCGGATACATCGACCAAGAAAACGATTCTTGGCAAGACAAAAACAACAGACAACGGGTATGAGCCGTCCATTAGTGCAGACCCGTTCTATGCAGATCCGGATTCAAAATTATATCCACACATTAGAGACATTGCGCTTGACCAGTTAAAAGGTGATGCTTGCAAAACACTGATGCTTGAAGTAATCGTGGAAGACACAAGTGCAGAGAATCATCTTGCTTATGTACAGGAAGTGCTCGTAAAACCTCAGAGCTACGGCGGTGACACAGCCGGAGTGAATATCCCATTTAACATTTCGTTCGATGGTGATAGAACAAAAGGCTATGTAACGGCTGAATCACTTAAAACAGGAAACCCGAAGTTTACAGCCGGTGCGTTACCGGCAATGACTTCGCTGGCTGATTAATTTTGAGAGAGGTGTTTTTATGAGCAATAAATTGATTAAAGATAAAAAAGAAAGTTTTAACGACATCCATGTAGATACCGGTTTGAGCGAAGTTCCGATCAAAGACATGAAAGGAAATTTGATTGGAACAATTTATGTCAATCTGGCTGACACGAATATTGTTAACCGTCTTGAGGAAACAATTGAGTTTTTCGAAAATTACAAAGTTCCAACCGGGTTTGATGGATTTAGAAAAGCGGAAAAAGAGGTAATCGACAGGATTTCCTATATCCTTAATACGAATTCCGATATTTTTTTCAAGATAGCCGGACCGTTTACACCTTTGAAAAGCGGAGAGCTGTATTTTGAAAATGTTCTTAACGCAGTTGCAAAAGTAATTGAAAGCGAATTTCACTACAGATCAAAAAAGGTACAGCGCCGCATGAACAAATATGTGGCAAAGTACCATAACTAATGTATGCGTGGAAACTTCCCACTTCCTTAGAGATTAATGGCAAAGAATATCGGATACGCACAGACTTTCGTGTGATATTGGATATTCTTTCTGCTATGAACGACCCGGAGATATTTGAACCCGATATGACAGAAGAAGAAAAGAATCAAGAGCGTGCACTTACGCTTTTGCAAATTCTGTATATTGATTTCGACAGCATGAACCCTAGAGACTATGAAGAAGCCATGAAAAAAGGCGGGGAATTCATAGATTGCGGATTCAAAGAAGACAGCAAAAAGCCAAGACCGCAGTTAATGGATTGGGAAAAAGATGCTCCTGTTGTCATCCCGGCCATTAACAAGACCATAGGAAAGGATGTGCGTTCGGAAGAATATATGCATTGGTGGACATTCCTTGGTGCATATATGGAAGTAGGAGAAAGCACATTTTCCACTATTGTCAGTATAAGGGACAAAAAAAGAAGAGGAAAAAAACTGGAAAAGTGGGAAGAGGATTATTATAAAGAACACAAAAACATGGTTGATCTAAAGACCAAAACACAGGAACGTAGCGAAGCCGAAAAGGAAGAATTAAGAGAACTTTTCGGGTTCAAGAAGAAATAACCGGGCATCAATCGTAGATGCTCGCTGACCGTAAAGAATTAACGGTAGAAAGGAATTGCTATGGCACAGGCAGACGGTAGCATTATTATTGATACCGAAATCAACTCGGATGGTATGAGTGCCGGTGGCAGAGAGATAGAATCATCACTGAGAAAAATGGCGAATGAACTGAATGGAGTTAGTGCCAAAACCAAAGCATCAATAGAGAAGCAGATTGATTCGTTCTCAAAACTTAGCCGGGAATATGCTAGGCAATCCGAAAAAGTAGAAGAATTAAAAAGAAAAGTAGCTGAATATGGCAACCAGAAGATTCCGACAGAGGAATATAAGACTTTACAGGAAAAGATAGAGACCACTACAGAAAAAATGAATGAGCTTATAAAGGCACAGGAGTGGTTTAAATCTAATGGTGGAGATGTTAATTCCAATATTTTTAGAGATCAACAGCGGTATGTGGATGAATTGGAAGATTCAATCAAGAATACTAAAGAAAAATTATCTGATTTGGAGAAAAGCGGTAAAGCATTTAAAACCATTGAAAATACGGAACTGCCGAAATCCGATATGGAAAAGCTTGCAGCAGCAGAAGACAAACTCGCAAATATCAATGATCGGTTAAATACGTCTTACAAATCCATAAAAGGAACTGTAGACGAATATAAGTCCAAAACGCTTAAAGCTTCAGATGCGAACGATAAAATGAGTTCGTCCGGCAAGCGGGCATCAAAATCCATAAAAGGTGTTTCAAAATCTGCCGGTGGTGCAAGAATGAGCATTGGCCGTATGCTTGGCATGTCTTTGCTTATGAGTGTTGCTTTCCGTGCGTTTTCGGCTGTGATGAGTGGAATCAAAGGTGGATTCGACAACCTGTCGCAGTATTCCAGTGATACGAATAACAGCTTGTCGATGTTGTGGAGCAGTTTGGTACGCTTGCAAAACTCACTCGCAACAGCATTTGCCCCGATACTTTCCATAGTAGCACCGATACTGTCTAAGTTTATCGACATGATATCGACAGCTGCAAGTTATGTAAGTATGTTTTTCGCTTTCCTAAGCGGTAAGAAAACATATACGAAAGCTATAGCAGTACAAAAAGACTATGCAAAGAGTTTGGACAAGACGGCATCCAGCGCAAAGAAAGACGCAGACAGCACAAAAGATGTTGCAGACGCTACAGAGGACGCAACTGACGCTACAGAGGACTATCTTTCGCCGTTGGATGATCTGAACCGATACACAGAGCAACAGGACAAAAACAATTCCGGTTCTAAAAATCCATCAAGTAGTACGCCGAATACTAGCGGTGGTAGTGGAACGTCACCAATGTTTGAAGAAGTGGCTATCAGCAATGGCTTCTCAAACCTTATGGACGATATCTTGGACAAGCTAAAAAAGATTAGAGATATATTCATGAGTGGCTTTTGGGATGGACTTGGTGATTATAAGCCAATGTTGGAAGAATTACAGAACGACTTAACATCAATCGGAAACCATTTAAAAGACATCTTTACAGATGAAAATGTACAGGCAGCAGCACATAGGTTTGCAAAGTCGTTCGTTTATAACCTTGGAAGAGTAGTAGGCTCGTTTACTTCGGTCGGACTTACCATTGCGGTAAATATTGTAGGTGGCATTGAAAGCTATCTATCAGAGAATACCGGAAGAATAAAAAAATGGTTGATAGGAATGTTTGACATTTGGACAGGCATTAATGATATCATCGGGAATTTAACCGAAGCGTTAGCTTATATCTTTCAGCAGACGTTTGGAACTCAGACAGCACAAGACCTTACAGGTGATATCCTTGGCATTTTCATGACAGCATTTGGCGAAGTTGTATTACTTGCATCAGCTCTTGGACGTGACATTTTGGATGCATTGACTAAGCCATTCATCGAAAACAAAGAAAAGTTCATCGAAGCAATAAACAGCACGCTTGAACCGATAGAAGAAGTTGCACAGTCAATAGAGACATTTTTACAGGGTGTAGCCGACAAACTTACCGAACTTTACGATCAGCATATACATCCATTTTTGCAAGAGATAGGCAATGGACTTACTGAAATCGTAGAAACCATACTTGATACGTATAACGAGTATGTAGCTCCGATTTTGGATGTATTGGCACAAAAGGTTGATGAAGTTTTGAATGGCTCGGTTAAAGATGCGATAAATCAGTTACTTAATGTACTTGGACAAGTTATTGATTTACTGAAACTTTTATGGGACAAGGTGCTTGTACCATTAATTGAATGGATTGTAGAAAATATACTCCCGATTCTCGCCCCGATAGTCGGTGGAATAATAAACATGGCGCTAAATCTAGTAGGAATTGTAGCGCAAGTATCAGCCGGAATTTTAAAAGCGCTTGGGAAAATTATCACTTTCCTTACCGGTGCGTTCAAAAGTGACTGGGTTAAGGCATTTGGAATTATAGGCATGTACATGGAGGGATTTGCAAAAGATATTAGTAATTTTGTCAAAGGAATTAAGCAAATCTTTCACGGAGTCATAGATTTTTTTAACGGTGTTTTTTACGGAGATTGGCGAAGAGCGTGGAATGGTATTAAGAATATATTCACCGGAATTTGGAACGCAATGGTAGCAGCTGTAAAAAGTCCAGTAAATCTAATCATCAGCTTTATGAACGCTATGTTACGTGGATTCCAGAGGATGCAGAACGGATTTGCAAGTGCTATGAACCACATGAATGTTCGGTTGCCAAAATGGTTGCAGGAGTTTACAGGTTGGAGTTCTGTTGGATTTAATATCGGATATTGGAGTCCGAACTACATCCCATATCTTGCGAAAGGTGCAGTAATTCCACCAAACAAAGAGTTCATGGCGGTACTCGGTGACCAGAAGAACGGAAACAACATCGAAGCACCGGAAAACTTGATCCGGCAGATCGTAAGGGAAGAATCCGGCAGTGGACAGAAACAACGCATTGAAATCCCGGTATACCTGAAAGGAAAGCAGATATATAAAGCAGTGGTAGAAGAGGGAAAAGTAGTAATGTCACAGACGGGTATGAATCCGTTTGAGATGGCGTAGGGGGTGATGATATGGCACAGGAGCATTTAAGATTCGGAACATACACCGCCCCGGACGTTGACGAAGATGGATATACAGTACAACTTGCTACAACCTCTACTGCAAAGTCCGGGAGAACCCCAAGGGGGAAAATGAAGAATAAAGTCATGTTCACAGTGGAATCATACAATGTGAAATGGACGGATATCAGTGCAAAAAAAGCATCTAGCATACTGGCACAAATCGTAAATAAAGATGAATTTGACTTTTTCCATTTCAATGCATACAAAGCTAGGTGGGAAAATGGAAAATTCTATGCTTCGAACTTCAATCTTCCGGTTATCCGGCTCAATGAGGGAGAAGAAAGGTATAACGAATTGAGTTTCCAAGTTACCTGTATTAATCCACTGGTTATATAAATAATTCCGGCTATCGAAAGAGATAGTCGCTGACCTTAATAAGTTAGGGGTAGAAGATGAAAAACGTAAGTGATAAACTCAAAAACATTATAGAAAAAGGCGGTCTGTTCTATGCTTATGCAAAAGTTTTGTTTGCGGACGGAACTGAAATAACATTAGATTCAGAGGATGATTTTTCCATTTCTGACAACGGATATTCGGAATCCGGCGGTGATGATTTACCGCTGGGTTCCGCTCTGTCCAAAACTATCACATTGTCCTTATTCAATGAGGACGGAAGATTTTCGGATTATGATTTTTTTTATTCACAAATCACATTATACACAGAAGCAGACTTGGAAGATGGTACACAGGAAAGAATAAATGAGGGCGTATTTTATGTCACTTCTCCGGTAGCAACGGGAGAAGTTATAGAAATCACGGCTTATGATGCTATGTATAAAGCCAATAAAGAATTTACTTCTCAACTTTCCTATCCGGCAACTACAAGAAACCTGTTATTAGAAGTCTGTGCGTTCGTTGGAATTACAGCTGCAGATGCTCATTTTAAAAATGAAGATTTTCAAATTCAGAGCATGCCGGAAAAGACAACGGCTCGTAAAATCATTGGATATATTGCTCAAATAGCGGTCGGAAATGCAATCATTAAGAATGGTTCACTTAGCATTAAAAGTTACGATTTTGAGCCACTTAAGGACGTTACAGACGGTACTCTGTACACGGAATTATCAACACAAAACGCAAAGTACCATGTTTTATCCGAATATTCGGATTATCCAACAGTAGGGATGAACCCGGTAACAATTACTGGAATCAGAACTACAAAGCGTGTAAACAATGAGGATGTAGAATATCTGAACGGAACGGATGACTATGCATTGACCATAACCAATCCATTAATCACTGGCGCAGAAGAAAAAGCACTGGAATTAATCGGAGGTGTGTTGAATGGTGTGACACTGACATCGTTCTCAGGCACATTTTTCCCTTACCCGACCGCAGAAATCATGGATTGTGCCGTTATCGTAGACCAAAACGACAAAGCGTACAAAACAGTGATAACCACACATGATTTTTCCTATCCGGGAGAATCAGAACTGTCTTGCGGTATTAAAGACCCGGAAACAAATAGCAGTACATACTACAGTGAATCTGCCGAGATGTATCACAAAGCACAGGCAGAAGCAAATAAAAATCGCAAGGAAATGGAATCTGCTATTGAGAATTTGCAGACTACTCTATCCAATGCAAAAGGAATGTACACCAGTAAGGTGAGACAGGCTGACGGCTCTTATATAACATATCTGCATGACAAGCCGACAATGAGTGAATCCGAAAACGTCATCAAGATTACATCCGATGCTGTAGGTGTATCAACAGACGGTGGGCAGACCTATCCTTACGGCTTCTTTCTCACTGGTGATTTAGTAGCAAAAGTATTGTATGCCATCGGAATAAATGCGGATTATATCAATACCGGTGCATTAACTATCAGGGACAAAGATGGCAATATCACGTTTTATGCAGATACTGAAACAGGCCGTGTGGATATCCGTGCGGAATCATTGGCCATCGGTGGACAGACACTTGAAGCTATTGCAAACATAGCTGTCAAAAAGTTTGTTGACAATGTATACACAAAAGACATCAATAATCTGAAAGACCAAGTTACAAACAAGATTGAAACATGGTATCAGCCTACCGATCCGGCGGTTAACTGGGGTGGAATCACGGAAATACCTTGGTGTGATGTGGATGGAAATGCAATTCTCGACACAGACGGGAATGAAATGTATCTCTACTTCGAGGAAACCAAAGCATCTCATATCGGTGATCTGTGGAAGAACACAACCACAAACGAAGAGTACAGGTATTCAGAATCCGGTGAATGGGTAAAAATGCCTGTCCCGGATGCGGTATTTGATGAAATTGACGGGAAAGCACAGATATTCATTAATACACCGTCTACACCATATAGTTCCGGTGATTTGTGGTTTGACAGTTCCACATCTGATATTATGACGTGCGTAAAAAGCCGTGAGACAGGAGATTTTACCTCTTCCGACTGGGAAAAGCGTAACAAATACACAGATGATTCTGGCTTGAATGATTTTATCACAGCGACCTACGACCCTATCATTGCACAGATACAGGCACGTTTGGACGGGCAGATTGAAAACTGGTTTTACGATTATGAGCCAACCATGCAGAATTACCCGGCATCCGAATGGACAACCGAGACAACCAGGAAAGAGCATGAGGGAGATTTGTTTTATTGGAAGTCCAAAGGATATTCGTACCGCTTCACGCAAGAAGATGCTACCGGCACTTGGAAATGGCAGTTAATACAGGATACCGATATCACAAAAGCATTAGCAGCAGCAGAGAAAGCACAGGATACCGCAGACGGAAAACGAAGAGTATTTGTTGTACAACCGGCACCACCTTATGATATCGGTGACCTTTGGGTTCAAGGCGGTGACGGGGATATCATGAGATGCAAGACCGCACGTTCTGAATCTGCCACATTTTCTGAAACAGATTGGGAAAAGGCATCTAAATACACGGATGACACAAAGGCGAATGAAGTTAAAAAAGAACTTGACGCACTCGGAGAAGACTTACAGACACAGATTGACGGTAAGATTGAGACATATAACCAGTCTGTTAATCCGGCCGGAGCATGGACTACTGACGAACTGAAAGCAAATCACAAGGGAGATTTGTGGTATAACCCGGATGAACAGAAAACAAAGAGATGGAACGGCTCTGCATGGGAGGAAATGCCGGATGCTGATGCAATAAGTGCAAATAACCTTGCTATGACCAAAAAGCGTGTATTTGTTACCACACCATTTCCACCTTATGACGTTGGGGATTTGTGGGTTGGTGATGATACGTCAGACTTAAAACGATGTGTGACAGCTAAGAAAGATGGCGAAAAGTATAGCGTAGGTGACTGGATTAAGGCTGTTAAATATACCGATGATACAACCGTTGAGAATTTTATCAATATAACTTATGCAGAAGATGTTGAAAAAATCAAAGAACAGCTCGACCAAAAGATTGAAACATGGTATCAAGATGAAGACCCGGCTCTTTCGTGGACAACAGTAGAAACAACTGCATGGTGTGATGTTGACGGAAACAAGATTCTTGATGTTGATGGCAATGAAATCTTGCTTGTCATAGAAGCAGAAAAAGCTATGCATGATGGTGATCTGTGGCACACCAAGACAGGGAATAAAGAATACATCTATCAGAGCGGACACTGGGTTGAATCCTCTATCCCGGATGAAGTATTTGATAAAATTGACGGGAAAGCATCTATCTATGTCATACAGCCAAAGCCACCTTATGATATCGGTGATACATGGTTCACAGGTACGGATATCAAGGTGTGTACGACTGCAAGAGCAAGCGGAAACTTTGATGCTTCGGACTGGGGAAAGAAAGATAACTATACGGATGATTCCACGGTAAATGATTTCATTCAGAATACTTACGACCCGAAGATAGAAGATATTCAGACACAGATTGACGGCAAGATTGACACCTATTTCTACGATTACGAGCCGACACTTAGCAACGTTCCGGCATCCGCATGGACAACCGATGAATTAAAAACCGTACACAACGGTGACCTGTTCTTTTGGAAAACAAAAGGTTATACATACCGATTCCTTAAGATTGATAGTGTATGGCAGTGGTTCCGCATAAAGGACAGCCAAATAGACAAGGCAATGAATGATGCGTCCAATGCACAGGACACGGCAGACAGCAAGCGCAGAGTATTCGTCACCACACCGGCACCACCTTATGATATCGGTGACCTTTGGACACAGGGGAAAAACGGAGATTTGATGCGGTGTAAAGTTGCTAAAGCATCCGGCGCATTTGTAACTACGGATTGGGAGAAAGCTGTTAAATATACGGATGATTCCGCAGTAGATGAATTGGACGAAGCACTGACACAGGAAAATATCTTTAACCGACTGACAAACAACGGACAGGTTCAAGGACTGTTTCTTAAAGATGGAAAAATTTATCTTAATTTCTCTTATGCAGAGGGCGGTACACTTAAATTAGGTGGTAAAGCAAACGAACAAGGAACGCTTGAAGTATATCATTCTGCTGGTTGGAAAAGCCTTTCTGTTGATAACAAAGGATTGAAAACATATGGAGGTCAACCTATCATTTCATACATAGATGGAGTAGATTCTTCTGGTGAATACGAAAAATATGTAAAATTACAAGGAGGGGTTAGTGTTTTTACAAATCGTACCAATGGGCAGGGAGTTGCAATTGACCCAGATTATATTGGAATGTGGGATGATACTGGTACACAAGTGGCAGATTTCCAAACAAAATACAGCTGGTGGATACATAAAGATCTTAGTATTACAGGTGATTTTTCAGTAACAGGTAAAAAGAGCAGGGCAGTCAACACAAAAAGTTATTCAAGAAGACTTTTGAATGCTTACGAAACTCCGGCACCAATGTTCGGAGATGTCGGAGAGGGAACTATAGGAGTTGACGGAAAATGCTATATCAGCATTGACCCGATATTCTTAGAAACTATTGCAAGCGGTTGCAAATATCAAGTATTTTTGCAGAAAAACGGAAAAGGTGATGTATGGGTATCTGAACGTCATGAAACATACTTTGTCGTAGAGGGCACGGAAAGCCTAAACTTTTCATGGGAAATTAAGGCACGCCAAAAAGACTACGAATATGACAGAATAGATGTTTACAATGAAAACGTAGAAGAACGAGATATCGATTATGCATATATCGGTGAAATGGAATATCAGAACTATGTAGATACGATTCAAGCGGAGGTATAATATGAAAAAAATGTTAACCAGTTTTACAAAATTTACAACAGGGGAGGGTGAAAGAGTTTCTTTCACTTTTTCCGAAGTCTCAGAAAAAGGAGAATTGGTGAATCAAAACATTAAGGGGAATTTTATTGTAATGGATGATGAACTTTTATCTCATTTGAAAGCGGTAGATGACTATATTAAAGAAAACTATCTCAAGGAGGAATAATTATGGCAAAATGGACAGATTACACTACAGATACAAACCCGACTGATACTGACGAGGTTATGACACTGGATGCGGATAAATCCCCAAAAGCAAATAAGCGTGTCACATTGTCTACTTTAGCTGACTACTTTTTAGACAAGCTCGCAAGCAAGGTGTTTGCAAAATTAGAGACGCAAAATAAGACGGTTATAGGGGCACTTAATGAATTAAATAGCAAGGGCAAAATTCGTGCTGGGAAGAATGAATTCAAAGGAGATCTTGATACTATCCCTACTACAACAGGAGAATTGTCATTGTATTGGTTTTTCCGTTCGAACATTACTAATGGAATTTCTGATGTAGAAACCAATACGAATTATGGAACAATATTAACTATTCCATCGACATCAAATAATTATGGAGTTCAGTTTGCTTTCTTCAATTCGTCTGAGAACTCATTTTATTTCCGTAAGAAAAATGGTGGTACTTGGAATACTTGGAAGAAGATAAGTTAAATAGCAAGCTGTTTTCAGCCAGTATGGTGAAGGGAGAAACATATACATTTAACATGAATGTTGCTGCAACATTTTTCTTTATAAGAACAAATCAACCCAATAGTTATTCCGGGGTTGTTTACGTTGACGTTTTTGGAACTCTCGGAAATGCACAAGGTATTAATGTAAAAGTAGAGAATAATAAAATAAGCATAACCAACACTATTGATTTGGTTAGATTTTGTGTCGGAGTTATTAAATAAAATAGCAAGCAGTCGAAGACCATCTCGGTATCAAATGTGACCGACATACAAACATTAGTAAACAGTGCTACGGGAGGCACGAACATTCTGTTTCACTTAGCTGGTGCTGGGTATACCGGGAGCGATCTTCCTAATGATGCAAAATATAAATATGGATCCGGAATTATTTTTTTCCGTAATTCAAATTCATGCAAAATCGTATTATTTCCGGAAGAAGTGAAGCCAGTCTGGAAAATGTCTAATTGGACAAAATGGAAAGATTTCGCAAATAATATTGTGGATTAATTGGTAGACGATTCTTGGTCTTCCCATTTAATTCACTAACTGAATTTTGTGGATTAATCAAAATTTGTATTCAAAACGCTATTTTTAGACAGGAATAAACAAAGAGAATATACAGGAAACACCTCTTTTGAGCGTAATATAATTCTTGAAAGGGGGGTTTTTATGAACAATATTGAAAACATAATAAGAAATGTAACAAGTGCTATGTAAGAAGTTTTACATCTGACCATTTAGAATCGGTTAAAAATCCATTGCTATTTAAGAAAGTACGGGCACAGCAAAAAAAGTAGAAAATGCCATGATTATTGTATCACTAAGAAAAGGAGAATAAATATGGCAACAATGAGCGAAGAAACTATTTGCGAAGTAGTCAAAAGCTGTGCCTACGGTTACACGGTAGACGAATTGGCAGAACACTACGGCATGGAAAAAGCGGATGCAGAAAAATTCATGAAAGAGCATGCAGCTGAGATTGCAGAAACAAAAGAACATTTAAAACAGGAGGGATATATTGAGTAGGGTAGTCGATGTTTCTGAACATAACGGGAACATCGACTGGGCGAAAGTAAAAGCATCTGGCATTGTAGGAGCAATCATCAGATGCGGATATGGACAAGATCAGACCGGACAGGATGATAAAAAATGGCTGAGAAATGTATCTGAATGTGAGCGTCTTGGTATTCCTTACGGTGTATATCTGTATTCTTACGCAAAGACTACAGGTGCAGTACAGGGAGAAATCAACCATGCATTAAGACTTCTAAAGGGACATTCTCCGGCATGGCCTGTATATTTTGACAGCGAACAGCCGGGAACACAGGGCGTTGCAAAAGCCAATGCAAAAGCATTTTGTGACGCAATGGTGGCACATGGCTATAAAGCCGGAATTTATGCATCTACATCTTGGTATAAGAACTATATCGGTCAGACATGGGGATATTCTCTGTGGATTGCATCTTACGGCTCTAAATCTGCCGGAGTAGACGGAATTGATATGTGGCAGTACACATCGAAAGGCTCTATTCCTGGAATTCCTGGAAATGTAGATGTAAACTATCTCTATAAGGATTTGGGCGGTACGGTAACTCCGGTACAGAAACCGACTGTAGCACCGGCACCTAAACCGGTAGATGAATCTTGGAAAGGTGACAAGCGGTATTATCTCAATAATTCCCGTGTTGGAGAATGGCAGAAAGCCATGAACAAAGGGTTTGATACCAACGCACTGTCTGTTGATGACAAATTCGGTGTCGGCTCACAGAATTTTGCCAAAACGCATATCTTATGGGCAGGACAGACGCACAACTGTATCACGGCTATCAGATGGCTTAGACGTACCCTCAGAGACGTATATGGCTTTACAAAGCTGTCTTACAACGAGGGGTGGACAGACTATCTGACCACATGTGTGAAGAAGTTCCAGAACAACAGGGATCTCACACCGGACGGAAAAGTAGGACTTATAACAACCTACTGGCTCTTATCCGGCATCGTAAAATAAGATAAGAGCATTACACTTTACATACAATACCAAAACACCCACTACCGATTGCTGATGTAGTGGGTGTTTTTTTATTTTAATAAAATCTTATCTGGAACAAGATTCAGTGTAGTTTGATAATTCGCCGTGAATGTGTGATCGTCTTCGTTTAGTACCTCATTCCACATACCTAGAGATGTGCCATACGGTTGCAAAATCAATACACTGTCTATGGTAGGATACTGTGAATCGGATTGCTCGTAATTCCTGTAAGTGCCAGTTATGGATACGTGTATTTCGTAAGGATACTTAATTTCACGATACGGTTCGCTGTCATGGTTGTATATGCTCGCTGTGATCGTCTCGATCGTATATGTAGTATGGCCGGATAGAGTGCATGTTGTAAACTCACCTTTTTCTATAGGGATAGGAGTTCCGTCTATTACTTTTTCCGGCTCAGATGTAGAGTGTTCAATGTTGGTTATGTTTGTATAATATTTATTTATCGGAGATTCAACGATTCTTTCCTGTTTTTCCACAACTTTTGTCTGAGGTGATGTGTTATTGACAGGTACAGTATTATTTGCCGATGCACTTGACAGCTTTTCGTCTACAGACTGCATTATTTCCATTTTAAGCGTTTCTTTTTCATCATCCGTAAGTTTGTCCTGTTCATCCAGCTTTGCCTGTATATGGCTGTCTAAATCACTCAGAATATTATCACTCAGTTGTTTATTATTCTCTTTTATGGCAGATTCTATCTTTTTGTCCACTTCGCTTTCAGTTAATCCAGAAGAGCAACCTGTTAAAGCAGTCATGGCACACACAAGGACAACTGCCGTCAATCTATTTTTCATAATTTTTATACATAATATGGATTTGGCTTTCCAAGGATAGCAATCAAATCTATAATCACACCAATGAAGAGAAGGCCAAACGTACATATATACAGGATTCCCACGCCTATTTTCCCCTCGTAAAATTTATGTGCGCCAACAAATCCCAAACATAAGCATAAGAAAAATGCTATCCATTTATTTTTTGGGCATCCATAATATCTTGCAGAGGAAGAAGCAGAAGCACTTGCACTGGAACTTGCGGAAGAAGAAGCGGACGGAGCGTTGTTTATAATTATACTCTGATCTTTGTTTTTTAATTCTTCCACCTGTTTACCACATTTCGGGCATATTACGCAATCAGAATCTATCCGTTCTCCACAATGCTTACAGTATTTTTTGCCGTCATCCATTTTTATGTTTCCTTTCAATTTTTTATATAGTATGCTATGATTATATTCTATTAAGTATTTTTCTTTTCTTTTCTTCAAATTCTTGCTTATTGATTGCTCCGCAGTCAAGAAGTTCTTTTAATGCTTTTAGCTGATTTAGATCATTTGCAACATCTGCGGTAGATTCTGGTTTGCTACTTATCTTTTTGTTTAGAAAATCTATAAATTCTTTATATCTTTTTTTGTAATCTTTTCCTATAACCGAAAGAAGTAAAGAATTTGGATCATTTTTAACCGTCTTCTTCCATCCTTTATCCATCCATTTTATTTGCTTGGCCTGTTCTCCCGGAATTATAAATTGTATATATCCAGGCCCCCACCAAACACTTGGTTCCTTGCATGTTATACCGCTAATGTTTTGATAATAGAATTTTCTCCCTTGTTTTCGAGAATCTGTTACATACATAGGAATAATTTCTACATATTCATCACAAGCAACAAGTTTCCCGAAAAAGCTATCTAATTCCAAGACCTTTTTATTCTGCATATAAGTACCTCCGCATACATAGTATGCTATCTTCTTAATACCGCAATCACAACTCCAAACCTTACCCATTGTTCCATGTCTTCAAAACTATTTGGATCAACTTCTATGACATCACCGAAGCCGTTGATCGGGACTAACTTTATCTTACCTCTCTGCACATACCGCCTTATATACGCACGTCCTGTTTCTTTATGTATAATAATCACGGTATCACCGTTTCTTGGCACTCTTTTGGATATGCAGATGATATCACCCTTTACATATACAGGGAGCAAGTGGTTGCTCGTTATCTTTATGCCACAATGTAATGTCTCGCCGTACTTTTTTATGTATTCCGGGCAGTATATCCGTTCTTCGTGTGAGGAATCCAATATCATACCGTCAGCCATCTCACCAGTGAGACATAGAACATCCAACATGTTTTCAGGATCCGTTTCCAACACTTTCATAGAGATTTCATAATCCATCTTGCCAAGAATATACGCACGTTGTCTGTCGGTCAATTGCCTGTACTTTCCCAATACCTCGTATTCCTTAGAAGAATGCCCTAAGAGATCAGGGATAGATTTATGAGTTAGTTCCGACAACCTTAGTGCTAAGAAAACGTCAAGATTATTAGTCTTCCGTGAAACGATATTTTTGTATGTGGACACAGAAACACCCAGCATCTTGGAGAAGAGAACTTGCGTAAAATCAAGGCTTTTCCGCTCTTCTTCGATGTTATGTGCAAAGTTATCCAACATTTCTCTTTTCGTTAACATTATGTCACATCCTGTCGAAAAGGCTAATATCTTGGCTATTTTCACTTTTTTTGTAAGAAAAATACGATATTTTAGCCAACATCTTGACTATGGTTTTGAGTTATAATTTATTTAAGTATTACAATGTATCATTATAAAACAAAAATGGCACTTGTCAAGCCATTGATAGGAGGTAATCTAATGGGAAAGGACGAAATGAACAGCAAGAGCAACAAAACATGGACTGATACTTATGAAAACGAAATCAAGCGGATGATAAAAGGCATCCGTGACCCTCGCCTAATGCGGTACATCTATCTTATAGTAAAAGATGCTATCAGTGAAAACATTGACAGATAACAAACATATGTTCTATAATGTAAGTAATCGCTACTGGAATGACGTGTCGGGATATTGGAGGGATTTATGTGGACGAAGAAAGAAATTGGTACATAGAAAGAATAACTAAGCTTATAAATCAATGCGATGATATAGAAGTGCTTAAAATCATACATCGCATCGTAGAAAAACTTATAGGATAATAAGAAAAGGACAAGGGTTTGCGCATTACCCTTGTCCTTTTCTTATTTCCTAGGAATAGAATCAATTATTTTTTCGAGAGTGTCCCATCCGTCATCATCCAACTTTGCCAAAGCTGAAATCAATTGTTTTTTGAAACTTTTTTCGTCTGCTGAAAGTATGTCAGATAATAAATCTGCAATTTGCTCATTCTTGGATTTCTCCAAAAACATTTCTGCATCTTCACCACGTAACCAATTTTCGTTTACATTAAAAATTCTGCAAATATCTTTTACAGTTCTGTCTGCAAGAGATCTATTCCCAGTTTCTACCAAAGAAATGTAATTCTTTGTCAAATTCACCTTTTTAGCAAATTCCTCTTGTGACATTTTCAGCTCTTTTCGCAGAAGTTTCAAACGATTTTCCATGTTATCACCTCCTTACAATTGTATAGTATCACATATGTCATACAAAGTCAAACTTTTTTATAAAATAAAGGTTGACAAGTATGACTGTGTATGGTATTATAATCACACAAAGTCAAACAGGGAGGTGATAGCAAAGATGAAAAGAAAGATAGACCAATCAACGGTAGCAATAATCATCGGAGTTGCATCAATCTTAATAAATCTTATTTTTAGCGGAAAAGACTTATTAAGAAATGTACGTTGGCTATTATCTTATCTACATTAGTCAGAAAAGCAGTTAACAACGACAATATGGAAACTAAGGTAGCAATATTTGCACGCTTTTTAGATTTTTTTGCATCGGAAACAGCAGAATCGGCTAAAAGTTTTGCAGAATCAGCTATTTCTTTGATGACTTCGTACTTTTCCTCTTTTTCCATTTTCTCATAAACAGAATGTGGCAATGGGGGATTGGTAGCCATCACTGGTAATTCGAAATCCATATTTTTATCCCTCCTTTCTAAAGGAGAGTATAGCACAGAAAGGAAGTGAGCGCATGAGTGAGAAAGAGAAAAAGATAGTTGAGAAGCTTAGTAAGGCATTGCCGAATTTATCAGAATTTAAAAAAGGCTATCTTCTTGGAAGAATAGAGGGCCTGGCAGATGAAGCAGAAAAGAAGCCGGACACTCCGGCGAAAAAAACCTAATGGATGCCGGAACCATAACAATTGAATACAGGAGGTGATAGCGTGGAATACAGTCCATTAGGCAATGGAAAGCCAATATCCCAGAAAGTGAGCGGTAATTGTGTAGAAACTATTTTTGAAAGAACGAACGGATTGAAGTCAGAATACGAGATTTACGTAAACTGGATGAATCCGAATCAGTTAGCAGAAGTTTCATTTCAGTTGCCTTTCCACGATTGGCAGAGACTTGAAAAGTCTGAGGTTTGGAAAAATCTGGATGAATTTTTGGCGGGAGTTCAAATCGAATATATTCCGAAGTACCACCGAGACCCACCAACTGTAGAGGAAAAGGTTGTGTATAGAAATCTTTTAGGGCGGGTACGTGTCTACGTTCGTGATAAATTGACTCGGCAATAGCACGTTCTTTTGAACACGAATAATGTTCGCCATCGTAAATATAAGAGATGTTCACAATGGAAATAGCAGTGGTGGAATGATTGATGATTTCGAAATGGACAATCAAATCATGGTCTTCATTTAGCGTATATCCCAACGGAATAAATTCTACTTTCTTTCGGGATTGGAATATGCTCTTGGCAGTACCGACAGCACCGAAAACTGCGATAGCAAAAGTTACATTTTCTCTTGTGAATAATTCTTGCATGAAATTAAAAATTGCGTGCATTATAAAACCTCTTTTCTTTAGCATTTGAAAAATTATAACACAAAAATGGGTGATAGCAAAAATGATAACTGCATCGGTTATTTGCACGGTATACGGGATAACTGCATTGATTGTGGCGTTTATCGTAACAGAAATCGAAAAACCGTTCTGGTTGTTCTTGAGAGTGCCATATTTGACTTGCAGTTCACAGATGTCAATAAATCTGGCAATGGCATTACTTCTGTTTTACTACATTGGACAAGTCAATGCATAACATAAATTGAATACAGGGAGGTGATAACAAAGATGAAATTATTCAAGCCACGATGGGTTGTAAGAATTTGCATTCATAAGAATCCAGATAAAAGTGATATGGATAGTTTACAGCATCTAAAAGAGGGATATTTCTTTTACTGGAATGCAAGGAAAGAGAAGAAAAGACTTTCTGGTATCCCTGTAATTTCAGTTCAAATATGCCACATTCCATTTAGAAAAAGGCACCCATATTTTCCATTATGGCTTTCAATATTTGCTTTAATAGCCGGAATAATGAATACAGGGAGGTGACAACATGGAACAGGACAAACTTTTAAAAGTAGATAACACCATCGAAAAACTGTGTGACTTTTTGCAGAAAGAAACAGAACGTGTTGAATCTATTTATGAAAGTCAGGAATTGGCCGAAATGACAAGAGCTCTGGCTGAGCTGATGTCTGCCAGAGCAAAATTTGATCAAAGGAGGTTACAACATGAATCCTAAATTTGCATTGGTGCAGATAGGAAAGAGCACAAACGTTTTCATTGATGGTAAATACATCACAAACGGCATAGAAGACTTGAACTATCACGCAAGAAATGAAAGCGGAGAGTTGTGTCCGACTGTATACATGAGAATCAATATTCAAGAATTTTCTTTTGATGGTGGTATTACATTTGAACAGTTTGTGGAATCAGTAAACAGCAAAATGAAAACCCTGAGCGAAGTTGCTGAAATGGCTGATAGCAAGGACACTCAGGGAAATGATTAAAGAAGAATATCTTCTGAGATTTTGATGCACCCATTGATGCTATTTGTTTTATGGATGCAGTGATTCTCAACTAATTCCTCTATTGCAGAATCATGATTAGGGAAATCCATGTAAGAGAAATAATAAAACTTATTTTCTTTTGTATCTTTATAGATATTCAAAAGGTATTTTAAGAAATTTTCTGCATTAGTACTTAATACCATAATTGAAACTCCTTTCTGGATTACTCGGCATGGCAGTGCCTGTATGAACAGTATAGGAGAATCCAGAAGAAAAGACAAGGAGAGTGATAGCAAAGATGAAAAGAAAGTTAGACCAATCAACGGTGGCAATAATCATCGGAGTTACATCCATCTTAATAAATCTCGTTTTTAGCGGAAAAGACTTATTAAGAAATATACGTTGGTTATTATCTTATTTGGTTTAGGAGATGAAAAATGAAAGAATATGAATTTTGGATATTATGGCTTATGTCAATTGTGATGCAATTACAAATTCAAATTATTAACAAGAGACTTGAGATTATAAAACAGTCATACAACATTACTGGAAAAAAGATTGAATGGTAGATAAAAAAGTCAGAAACATCCGGCAACGTTGTAAGACAAAAAAGGCAGTAAAAAAGCCTAAAAATATTTATTTTTCAATGTATTCAAATTATTGAAAAGGTAAATGCGAAAATAGCAGTTGATTTTTGGTCAAATCGCAAGCCACTTAGCAAGCCACAACCCTTGAAAAATAAGGGCAAAACGGCAACTGGTCGCAAGCCAAACGACACTCAGATAACAATCAATTGACAAGCCAAAATTAAAGAAATTTTCAAAAAATCGAAAATTTTGACAAGCCAGTTGACAAGCAAATGACAAGCTAAAACCCTTGAAAAATAAGGCAAAACTGCTTGTCAAGTGAAAACGGTTAGCAAGCCACATAACAATCAATTAACAATCAATTCGCAAGCCAGTTGACAACAATAGAAGAATATAAAGAAGAATAAGAATAAAAAGAATATAGATATATGTCAGACACAATCGGTCTGACGATAAAAAAGGCGTAAAAAGTGCCCCGCTGGTACCGACATACCAGACAGGGCGGTGTACCGCTAAAGAACACTTAGCGAATACAGGTTTATTATAACACATTCTCCTGTAATTCGCAAATCTGAGGAACAGGAGGAAAAACACGTATGACAATGGCAACAGAGATCATCCGCAAGTTGAAAAGAAAACTAATCTTTTGGCGTTGCTTATGGTTTGTCACATTCATTGCAATGCTGATACTTATGATCGGGTAGGAGGTAGAGAGCATGGAAGACAAGCTTAACTACTACAGAATAGCACTTGTGGTAACACTATACGCATTGGCGGTTATGATAGCCGGATGTGTATAAAAAAAGAGTGCCGATGGAAAATCCAATCAAGCACTCAGAAAAATATTCAAGAAAATTATAACACATGAAAGGAGATTTGAACATGGGAGAAGAGAAAAAAGAAAACGATACAAGGGCAATGCTACAGGAGTATATAGAACTTGGTAAAAAACTGAACACGGAAAAAGTGATGGAATCATACGCTTATATGCATGGACAGTTAGAAACTTTAAGGAGATATGTAATGAGCCATGAATACATAGACAGCAAAGATATAATCGCAATGATGGGGTGGGATGAAGATGGAAAGCATTAAAGGCTATGACCATTGGAAGACCATACCGCCGGAGCCGGAAGAAGAAAAACAGGAATACTGCACATGTTGTGGAAGACCTGTATACAGTGGTGACAGCTTATACACATTTGACGGACAGACACTATGTGAAGAATGCGTGAAAGAGATCACGGGAGGGAAAGAAGATGGCAGAGATATGGATGATCTGTAAACCGGACTTGGAATACCGTATCGGAGCATATGCCTATGAAACAGATATGGACAAGGCTTATGTGCATAAGCTTGCCGACAAGGTAGCAGAAAAAAACAAGTGTAAAACAATCGTGAAAGAACTTTAGGAGGTAAACGAAATGCAAAAATTGGAATTGACCATAAATCAGACGATGGGGGTTATCACCGGAAACTTTGAGGACATTAAGAAATCTCTTGAAACAGAGATGGCAGTGTATGAGACAAAGCAGTTTGCAGAAGAGGATAAGCAGAAAGCCAAAGGTGATTTGGCAGACCTCAGAAAGCTGAGAAAGGCAGTGAACGACCGCAAGGTTGAAGTGAAGAAAGAGTACATGAAGCCTTATGAAGTGTTCGAGGGCAAGGTAAAAGAGCTGATCGGAGTGATTGATAGACCTATCGCGCTGATTGACGGACAGGTGAAAGAGTTCGAAGCAAAACGTGTAGAAGAGAAAAAAGCAGAAATCCAGAACCTGTACAACGAACTGGTGGAAGAAGAACTGCATGACTACATTCCGTTGGAAAAAATCTACGGTGAGAAGTGGACAAATGCATCCACCACGATGAAATCTATCCGGGAAGAGATAAACTTAAAGGTTATGCAGACCAGACAGGATATTGCAACCATTAAGGCCATGAAGTCCGAAAAAGAGGAACAGGCGTTAAACCTGTACATGGAGAACAACAACCTTGCTCTTGCTATCCAGATGATTAACCGCTACGAACAGGAAAAAGCGGAAATCTTACGGAGAAAAGAGAAAGAGGAACAGGAAAGACGTGATCGTGAACTCGAAAGAGAGCGTGAGCGTGTAAGAGAAGAAGAGCGTGTCAGAATCCGTGAAGAGGAAAGACTTAAGGCAGAAGCGGAACAGAAAGTCATCGACAAGATCAAGACGGTGGACGAAGTGAAAGCAGCGGAACTCACCACGGAAGATTCGAAGACGGTAGTATTTACGGTTAAGGCTACGGATGCAGAACTGGAAGAGATTGAAATGGCATTAACTTCTCTAGGCGTTTACTTTGAAAGGAAAGATGTGTAATGGCAGAAGAAAAGAGCAAACGTGAACTTGATATCACAGAGAAGCTTTCCGAGATCCAGACAAGAATGGATGTACCGAAAGACAAACATAACGATTTTGGTGGATACGATTACAGAAGCGCAGAGAGTATCTTGAATGAGTTCAAGAAATATTCAAGGGAATACAATGTATCTCTTACGCTGAAAGATGAAATCGTGGAGATAGCCGGAAGAGTATACGTGAAATCGACAGCAACATTTATCGACTGCGAAAATGGTGGAGAAATATCTGTTCCGGCGTATGCACGGGAGCCGGAGACGAAACCGAAGATGGATGAATCGCAAGTGACTGGATCAGCATCAAGCTATGCGAGAAAATACGCAATGAACGCACTGTTCCTTTTGGATGATGTTAAAGACCCGGATACGAACGAATATGCAAAGCAGACGGGAGCCGATAAAAAGAGCAGTGGAAAGAAAGAACAGAAAGCCAATGACGGAAAGATTACACAAGGGCAGATAAAAGAACTTCGGAAGATATTTGAAAAAAACAAAATTGATGAAGTAAAGGCTATAGCCGGATACAGTGCACAGAAGATTGAAGATCTGACACAACAGCAGTACGGGTGGTTTCGGGATAATCAGGAAGAAGCCAGAAAGATGTTTGGTGCGTAAATGGACTATACAGGGACTTTTGATGGGTTAGCGGTGGATTTTGCCACCAATAAACAAAAAGCCAGTCTGACGCTAAATGAAGACGCAAGACAGGCATTTGAGAACCTTAGAGGTAAGCAGATTGCAATAACGATTAAGGCATACAAGAAAAAAAGAAGTCTCGATGCAAACTCTTACTTTCATGTACTGGTTGGAAAGATTGCAGATGCTACCGGGAACAGCAAGGTATACATAAAGAATAAGCTAATAGCGGAATACGGACAGTACGAAACCATTAACGGTGCATTAGTTCCACTCCCCTTGGACGATGATATAGACGCATACAATGTGGAATTTGTTCATCTGCAACCGACATCGAGGACAACCACCAATCAGAAAGGGAAAGTATTCCGGGTGAATCTGGTAATGCGAGGGTCGCATACTTATGATACCGATGAAATGTCAAAACTGATTGACGGGACTGTGTACGAAGCGAAAGAACTTGGAATAGAGACCATGACACCGAACCAGATAAGCGAAATGAAAGAAAGATGGGGTGTGAAGATTGGCGAAAAGACTTAAAAGTGTATTCACTGACGATATGGAGCACTGCTACTTTACGGGAAGTCCAATCTGTCACAGACACCACATTTTCTATGGTCCGTACAGAAAAAAATCAGAAGAATACGGATTTGTGATACCGTTAGCACCACATTTACACGAATTTACGCCCGAAAGCGTACACGGGAACCCAAACAGTGGGTTGGACTTAGAACTTAAGCAGATGGCACAGAGATATTTTGAAGAACACTACGGGACAAGAGAAGAGTTCATACAGGTGTTCGGAAAGAACAGGTTGTAACTAAATAAATATAGATTCATGTGGCAAAAATGGAACTATTAACAGGTTCTAACGCATATCATCTCACCCATTCGATATGCACAGCACAAGATATTGTATCACGGCCGGAGAAGCCACACTCCGGCAGAAAGGAGAAAAGCGTTGGGAAAGAATAGAGAGACGGCAGAAAGCTATTTTAACCGAATACCGGATGGACATAGAAACGCAATACAACGTCCATACAACATGAATGTTGATAGAATCTTTCGAAGAATGATAGAGCATGCGAATAACAATGGTGACTGTATTGTGAATATTGGAGATGGTGTATTTAGACCGATTCCGGGTGATCCGGTAGATGAAAAAGCATTCCATGAATACATTGGGAAAGAATTACATAGAGCCAGAGCAATCCAGTATAAACGGCTCTGCATGAAGCAGACGTTTGAGAGTTGGAAAAAGATAGGTAGGGATTACAATGCATTACATTTTGATGGTGAAAGGCAAGCTGAATAACATGAATGATTATATCCGTGCACTGAATACCAATAGGTATAAAGGAGCGAATATGAAGAAAGATAATGAATCCCGTGTGATGCAAGCTATATATGAGCAATTCGGAAGATTGCGAATAACAAGAAAGGTACGGATGCACTACCGATGGTATGAGCCGGATAAGAGGCGGGATTTGGATAATGTGAGCGCATTTGGACGAAAGTGTATCCAAGATGCGTTAGTAGATACCAAAGTCTTACAGGACGATGGTTGGAAAAACATAGTGGGATTCACGGATGAATTCTATGTTGATAAGAAAAATCCAAGAATTGAGGTGGATATTGAAGAGGTGTGAGCGAGAATTACATAAAACTTAGCAGAAAAATACTGGAATGGGACTGGTATCCAGATATAAAGACGTGTCGGTTATTCTTACACATGTTATTAAAAGCCAACTGGAAAGATGCAAGCTTCAGAGGAGAAGAGATTAAAAGAGGATCATTTGTCTCTTCGATATCCGTTCTTTCGAAAGAAACAGGGCTGTCTGAGAGCGAATTAAGGACAGCACTTTCACATCTGAGAAAAACAGGTGAGGTTACATGCAAAACCACAAACCGATATACCGTATACACGGTGAATAACTATGCAAGATACCAGACTGAACAGAAGAATGAAAAAAAAGATAAGCCGATAAGACAGGAAGAAAAGCCGGAAAGAGACGATGGATCCGTTGAAGTTGTCATAAAAGCCTGGAACGATTTGGAAAGCTACGGGATAAAACCTGTAAAGAAGATAGAAAAGACTTCCAAAAGATACCAGAACTTGCAAGCGAGGTTAGAAAGCAACGGTTTGGAAGATGTCTTGCAAGCTGTGGATAACGTGAAGAAAAGCAAGTACTTACAAGGGAAAGTGAAAAACTGGAAGATAACATTCGACTGGTTTGTGTTACCGAACAATTTCACAAAAGTGTCTGAGGGACAGTACGAGGATAGCGGACAGGAGAAAAAAGGATTTAATAATTTCGATGGACGGAACTATGACATGAATGATTTAGAGAGAAAGCTTATCACATAGGAGGAAAAAACATGGCAAAACCGGATGGATGCACTTATCCGAACTGTTTTATCTGTCCTTTGGCAGACTGTAGTTGGGCGAGTGCTAAAGCTGAATTACCAGGAGAAGAAAAGAAAAATCGGAGAATAGTAAGACGTAGCAAAAAGAACGATGCTCGGAGGTGACTTTGTGACAAGACAGGAACAGGAAGACAGAGAGCAAGAGGAATATCTTGCGGAGTGGTGGAGAAAGAAGAAAGAGAAAAAGAAGAAATTTGATTTTAGGAGGAACAAAAGTGGGAGAAGTAATAAAAGCTTATAAAGGATTCAACAAAGACATGACTTGCAGAGATTTCCGGTATGAAGAGGGAAAAGAATATGAAGAAGATAGAGCCGAAGCGTGCAGCTGTGGATTCCATGCATGCGAGCATCCGTTAGATTGCCTTGGATATTATGATCCGGCACACAGTGTATATCATGAAGTCGAACAGAGTGGAGAGATATCGAAAAGATCTGACGATACGAAAGTGGCATCCACGAAGATTAAGATCGGTGCAATAGTGAGCATTGCCGGATTGGTACAGGCTGCTATCGAATATACGAAAGAAAGAGTTAAACCGGAAGCAGAAGCTAATGAGGACTGCGGAGCATCATCAGCAACAGGATACAAGGGAGCATCATCAGCAACAGGAAACTACGGAGCATCATCAGCAACAGGATACAAGGGAGCATCATCAGCAACAGGAAACTACGGAGCATCATCAGCAACAGGATACAAGGGAGCATCATCAGCAACAGGAAACTACGGAGCATCATCAGCAACAGGAAACTGCGGAGCATCATCAGCAACAGGATACAAGGGAGCATCATCAGCAACAGGAAACTACGGAGCATCATCAGCAACAGGAAACTGCGGAGCATCATCAGCAACAGGATACAAGGGAAAGTCGGCAGCAGAAAACCAAAATAGCGTAGCGGTCGCTTGGGGGCCAGAAGCAATGGCAAAAGGAGTAAAAGGATCCACACTTGTTCTTGCGGAATGGAAACGGATTGATAATGATGCACGGTACTGGGAAGAAGAAGCGTGGGATTTTATAGGATCGTTAATGGTTCGTGTGGATGGAGAAAAAGTAAAAGAAAACACATGGTACACATTAAAGAATGGTGAACTCATGGAGGTAGAAGATGAATAAAAAAGAAGTATTGGAAATCAGAAAACAATTCACACCGGAGAATTGTGCGATCACCCGTATAGCCGGATGCTACGTGGATGGAGAAAAAGAGAAACGCATGGAAAGAGAAGAAGCGTTTCTTTCACTGCCGGAAGAACAGGAATTTAAGTATTTTGACATTTTCAAGAAGACCTTATCCGGGAAAATCGGAAAGAACCTGTTGAACCTGGACTACAAACTGAAAGAAAGCAGAAGCAGCGACCCAGAGGGCGAAGAACATGAACTGTTGATGAATCTGAGGGAAAGCAAACTGAGAGACCCGGCATTACTGGACGAATTCTACGAAAAGATTCTTACGTCCTATGACTGCGCTGAGAATTACTACATCGTACTTATCCATGCAGTATATGACGTACCGGGAAAGACATCGGACGGAGAAGTGCTGGAAGATGCATCTGAGGAAGTATACGATTTCATTCTTTGTTGCATCTGCCCGGTGAAGCTTTCGAAAGCCGGCCTTACTTACAACGGGAAAGATGAACGGATGGAAGAGAGAACCCGTGATTGGGTAGTAGATATGCCGGACAAAGGATTTCTATTCCCGGCATTTAACGACAGACAGACGGATGTACATAGTGTACTCTATTACACCCGGAAGTCTGCCGAGGTACAAGAAGAAATGGTTCGTGAGCTACTTGGAATTGATTTGGTGGTATCTGCAGATGAAGAGAAAGATAAATTCGGTAAGTTGTTAAGGGATGTATTTGGAGAAGATGCAGACTGTAAGATTGTGAAAGACATCTATGAGGGCATTAGCGAAGAGATGGAACGCCATGCAGAAGACCCGGAGCCGTACAAAATTGATAGGAACGAACTGAAAAAGATATTCTGTAACAGCAGTGTACCGGATGAAAAGATGGAAATGTTCGAGGGTGCTTACCGGGAGAACATCGGGAATGTGCCTGTTATGGCAAGTAACATTTGCGACAACAAGGTGGTTAATATCCAGGTTCCAGAGGGGAAGATAACTATCGATGCAGATTCCATCAGCAATTTAGAAATCAAGGAAGTTGACGGAAGAAAATGCATGGTACTGCCAGTAGATTGTGTAGAAGTTAACGGAATTTCAACGAAAGCGTAGGTGTGAGAGATGAAATATAAGGTTGGAGATAAGGTGAAAATCAAAGAAAATTTGATTGTTGGAAAAACATATGGTGGTTTATATCTGCATGATGGTGCTGGGAGACATATTGGAGAAGAAACGATAGTAACAAAAGTTGAAAGAGAACACTACAGGTTAGCTGTTGATAATTCTTCGAGAATCTGGACAAATGAAATGCTTGAACCTGTAGAAGAAATGAGTGCGGAAGAAGCTGTTAGGCTGTATGCAAAAATGTGCAAAGACAACAATTGCTATGCTTGTCCAGTCTATAAAAAAAGTGGAGAGTGTGGCTGTGAAGAATTTGCAATCAATCATCCAGAAGAGGTTATTGAAAGTCTCAAGCAGTGGAAAGCAGACCATGAGAAAAAGCCGATTGAGACGGAAAATGTAATGTACATTGTCGTAATGGATGAAAAAAGAAATGTGGTATACGAAGAAAAGACTAATGAAGCAATTATTACTACACCCATGAAAGAAGAAGTTCTTAAAAAATACTGCACAGAGCATGATGGCAAATATTATGCAATCAGCGAACGTAGATGTGTAGTAAAGGAGTAACCATGAACACAGGAGAAAAGATTGATTACATGATTCAGTGTTTGAAAGTTGCAAAAGCAGAGTGTGAATACGAAGCTGAACGTTATGCACATGAACGTGCTGAGGATTACGAATGGCTTAATAAGCACCATATTACCAACAAAGCACTGATAAGAGAAAATCTAATGAATGTGGCAAGGATGGGATTCCAGGTAGCAAACGAGGTGAAATAGTATGGCACAGTGGAACGCAAATACAGTACCAAAATGTGATAAAGGGCAATGGTCTGATGAAGTACTTGTGACTGTTGAAAAAGGACGGTACTGCACGGCTTTAAAAGCAATATATATTCCGTATCATCATGTAACTACAGAGGATTCTGGATGGTGCATGGAAGACGGAATACCGGACGATTGGGAATGCATCGAAGAAAAAGATGATTGGTGGATTCCGGAAGGATGGTATGAAGTGTGTGATAACTGCCCGGATGCTACATATTTTCCGATTGATGGAAGAGTAACGGCATGGATGAAGATGCCAAAGCCTTACAAACAGAGAATTAAAAATTTAACTGATTTTAGTAAATAAATTACAGAAAGGAGTACGGAGCTCCGGCCGGGCAAAGATATATCGGCTCCTTTCGAAGATATGAAAGATTTAATTATAGACGCCTTTGCCGGTGGCGGGGGTGCATCCGTAGGAATTGAAATGGCACTCGGCAGACCAGTAGACATTGCCATTAATCATGATCCAGACGCTATATTGATGCATAAGACAAACCATCCGGATACACTTCATCTGACCGAGGATATTTTCAAGGTCAACTTAAAGAAATATGTAAAAGGACAGCATGTGGCTCTTATGTGGGCGAGTCCAGATTGTACAAGCCACTCCAAAGCAAAGGGCGGTAAGCCAAGAGAGAAAGGCTTGAGAATACTTCCGTGGGCGGTATATAAGCACGCAAAAGCTATCCTACCGGATGTAATCCTTATGGAGAACGTAGAAGAAATACAACAGTGGGGTCCGTTGGACGAAAAAGGTTATCCGATACCGGAGAAAAAAGGCGAGGATTACAAGAAATTTATTACGGCAATGAAAAGTCTTGGATATATATTTGAGTGCCGGGAACTGGTAGCTGCGGACTACGGAGCACCGACCACAAGAAAGAGGTGGTATGCGGTATTCCGACGAGATGGGAAAGACATTCGGTGGCCGGTGCAGACACATAGCAAAGACGGAACGGACGGACTCGAAAAATGGGTTCCCGTATCCAGCGTGTTGAACTTTGGAGATTTAGGGAAATCAATATTTGGACGCAAAAGACCTCTTGCAAAGAATACGATGAATCGTACTGCAAGAGGGTTAGAAAAATTTGTATTCAATAATCCAGAACCATTTATCGTACAGGTAAATCATGGTGGCGACAATTTTAGAGGTCAGAACATCCATGAGCCAATGCCTACCATTACAGGAAAGCACGGATTTGGAGTGATTACACCGTATATTATCCAGTACCATTCTGAGACAACAAAAGATAGTGTGAGAGGGCAGAATATCGCGGATCCACTACAAACAATTGACACAAGCAACCGATACGGCTTAGTAATTGCGTTCCTTGAAAAATTCTATAAATCTGGAACTGGACAGGCATTAAGCGAACCATTACATACGATCACGACAAGTCCAGGGCATTTTGGACAAGTATCTGTGCTTGCGGTGAAGTGGGAAGAACTTAAAAGAGCCGGCATTGAACCAGAAGTGGCTCAAAAGGCAACCTGGGTATCACAGTTTATTATGGAATATTACGGGTGCGGAACGGGATCAGCAATTAACGAGCCATTACATACAATTGTTACAAAAGACAGGTTTGCATTGATTACAATTCTTGGAAACGAATATGCAATACTGGATATCTATTTAAGGATGCTACAGCCGGAAGAGTTAAAACGTGCACAGGGATTTCCGAAAGATTATATTATCGACCGGGATTACAACTGGAAAGCGTATCCGAAATCGAAACAGGTAGCAAGGATCGGGAACAGTGTAGTACCGATTATGGCGCAGAAGCTTGTAGAAGCGAACTGTCCGTATCTTAAGGTTGGCGAGAGAGTACCGAACTTGATTATAGACGATACGCAGGAACAATTGAGATTTGCGTAGGTGAAGATATGGCGAAAACACATTATGAAGAAAACAGCATTGAAGAATTGGCGTATGAAAAAGCAGTAAAAGCCTTAATAACAAAAGATACGGCAATTAGGAAGAGTGTTATATTGGATGAATTGCGTGAAAAAGATATAGACGAGAAAGGAACACTCAGAGAACTTAGAGAATTTAGGGAAATGAGTATGTATGTAAATTATGTACATTGAATTAAAAAAGATAGACAAAGACACATTAAAAGTTGGGGATGTGGTAGGTATTGCAAGACCTGTCAGAATTGGTTGGTATTCACAGTTCCGGCACATGAGAGTAGTTCCGGCAAAGATTGTCAGAATCACTCCGAAACGGACAAAGATTGAGACAGATCAATTCGGAGAACATGATAAGAATGAGATTTTTTATGAGTATGATGAAAATGCGGAAAAAGAAAATGAATTAGCTATCATGTTTGAACAATTTAAAGATGGAAGATATGCGCTTGAGGACTTTGACAAGAAATACGGTCTTGATTTGATTGATGATGAAGATATCCAAAACATGGCATATCACATGAAAGCAATTATGGAAATTATAGAGAAATACGGAAAGGAATAACGAATCCTCGGTAAACCGAGGTTGTATCAAGATTAGTATGGTGAATTGGTACATAAAGATTGACGGAGTGGCTGTGCCTAAATAAGCACTTAATAATGCATCCAAGCCGATTGTTAATCTATCCACGATACATGGATTTGTAGCGTGGTGTTATGAAAGTATGTTGGTTTTCAACAGGAATTAGTAGTTTTGTAGCTTGTTATTTAGCAAAGGATGTAGACGAGATTATATATACTCATGTACCGAATCAGCATCCAGATAGTTTAAGATTCTTGCATGATTGCGAGAGGGTACTTGGAAGAGAGATAACAATCCTACAGTCAGACGAATATGAGAGTGTGGATGATGTTATTGAAAAGAGAAGATGCATCAACACCCCATATGGCGCACCGTGTACCGAATGGATGAAAAAGAGAGTGAGAATGAAATGGGAGCGAGAGCACCCGGAACATCACATCTATGTGTGGGGATATGACGTAAATGAGCGAAACAGAGCAGAAAGGGTTTGCAAAGCTTTGAGCGATTACGATCACGAATTCCCACTTATAGAACATGGACTGACCAAAGAAGAAGCACATGGAATAGCATATCAGCTTGGCGTTCCAAGACCTATCATGTACGACATGGGATATCCGAACAATAATTGCATCGGATGTGTAAAAGGCGGTATGGGATATTGGAATAAAATTCGGGTAGATTTTCCAGAAGTATTTGAGCGCAGGGCGAAGCAAGAACGTGAGATAGGGCATAGCTGCATAAATGGTGTATTCCTAGATGAATTAGAACCAAACAGAGGAAACATTAATACAGAAGTCATGGAGGACTGCACGATAGCGTGTCAACTCCTGACTTGGAACAAATAAACAGTACCTTGACAATTGAATATTGATGGTTGGAATGGTATAATTTCCGTATCAAATATACGGGAGGAAATGCCAATGAAATGTCCATTTTGTAAAAGCGAAAATACCGAAAGAATTATTGGAAGTACAGTCTTAACAAAACGAATTCCAGAAAAAGTAAGTGTGCAAGGGAATGTAACTTGTACAGAACCTGCATATATAATGTCGGTTGAAACGCAAAGAAATATATGTCTTGATTGCGGATTTGTTTTTGAAAAGCTAGACGAATCAGATTTGAAACGGTATAAAGAAGCATAATTTCATCTACCAACCATCAGTATTCGGTGGTTGGTATTTTTATACGCTTTTTTAAGGAGAAGAGGTGAAAAATTGAAGAAAATATTATGCTTAATTCTAATTTGCATTTTCTTGGTCGGTTGCTCCAATGATGTTTCAGACAAAAGCAGTGAGCCACAAGATGAAATCACATATGCCTACGAAGATGTGGACGCAACCATCACTTACATAGATATGCGGAAATGGTTTGCCACTTGTCATCGCTGGCAGTGGGAAATATCGGTTGAATATGATGGGTTGACTTACGAGGAAGATAATTTTGCAAGTGGAGCAATGAACAGACCGAGTTTTGCAGACAGTCAAGAGGGTGATTCGCTAAGAGTTCGATTAACGAACAAATATGTGAACGGAGAACTGGCAGACAGATATATATCGGAAATTAGATAGGGAGAAAGGAACGAATTATAATGGCTAAATTTAATATTGAAGTGGAACTGGATTGGGTAGACGAGGAAAACGAATACACGATTGATGAAGAAATCAAGGAGCAAGTTGTTAGTGGTATTAAGGATGCACTTTTAAAAAAAGCAACAACAGAAGCTGTGGAAGCAGTTGATGATAAAATCGCAGAAAAGATTCTTGAAGCGGAAGGAACGATACAGGCAACCGTAGACCAGTTCGTTGCGAATGTGTGTGAGGAGAAGATTGGAAAGATTATTATTCCAGAAAAGAAGAGCACTTGGAGTGAAGAGGTAACGTATAAACCTCTGTCCGAGTATGTAGGAGAAAGGTTTGAATTGTTCCTTACAGAAAAGAGATACGATAGAGATGGATGCATTGCAAGCTATTCCAGTGATAGAAAATTATCAGCTGCCGATCTCATTACGAGACAATATTTGGAAAAAGAACTTGGTACCAAAGTAGAAAATATGATTGCTACTGCAAAAAGAGAAGTGGAAGAAAGTCTTGTGAAGTCACTGGAACAGAAATTGAAAGAGAATCTTGCGAAAGAAACAATTGAGAGAATGAATATTCCAGATGTTTTGAAGAGATTCAGTGAGATGGCACTTGAAGATAAAGATGAATAGATGGCCAGGGAGAAAGGAACGAATTATGAGTACATTTGAAGAAAGAATAGTGAAAGCAGTAACAGATAAATTGAATGACGGAACAGTTGAAGAGCTTGTGTCTGATGCCGTGACTAAAGCGCTGAAAAGCAGTATCGAAGAACAGTTCAAATGGAATGGTGATGCAAAAAAGGTTATCGATGAAAAAGTAAAAGAAGTAATGACACCGACAATCGAAAGAGTAAATCTTGACGAATATACAGTAAAACTTGATACAGTTCTTACAGAAATCATTAACAGCACAAACCTAATTGACAACAAAGAAATCTTAGGAAACTTCAAGAGCCTTATGACAGAGCCGGACAAAGATGTAATCAGCTTGGAAGATGTATTCGAGAAATACAAGGAATATGTCAGCAAGAATCTTGATACATCTGACCTTGAAGTCTACACAGATGATGAACCACGATATCAGAACGTGACGGCAGAAGTAGATGTGCATATAAGAGATAACATATTCGGAGGAAGATTTTGTGATTTGGTTTTCAAATGCGAAGAGGATGAGAAACTGACAAAGGTAATTCATTTGTACGAATCGAAAAGCAATAGATTCTGTATCATGAGATTCAAAAGCGAACTTGATATCAATTCATTAAGATCCATAGATGAATTTGACATTTTCATGATGCGGTTAGATCGAGCGTTCTGTGATATCACAGATATTATGGAGATGTACGATGATGATGTCGAGGTCGAAGCCGAACCGGAAGCATCATGGAACTGATGAATACATGGAAGAATGCCCGGATTATGTAAAGGAGAATGAAGATGAGTAGAATCGGAATCGGAGCAAATATTACACAGCCAGATGCAAAATGTATGAGCTGTAAATATTGGAAACAAGCAGAAAAATCAAGATTTGGTTTTGGACGAGGTGGGTACTGCCCAACCGGATATTGCAAGAAAGATTTTCGGAAGAGAGGTAAGAAAAAATGAGAAGCCTGGATGCCATTACCGGAATCGTATAAAGACGAGGACGACAAATGAATGTTGGTAAAAGATCGGATCATCGGAATGATGATGATGGTGATTGTTATTATTGGATTGATTTTGATTTTTCGGTAGGAGGTAGAAGATGGTACTGATAGCAGCCGGAATAATGCTGACGCTGGCTACGTTAATAGCAATTGGGATATGTAAGGCTGGTGCGAAAGCGGATAAAATCGAAAGACAATATTGGAACCAAAGAAAGGACAACACAAAGATGACAAATAGAGAGAAATATGCGGAGGAGATATTAGATATTGCGTGCAAAGGTGGATCCTTTGCTGTATCTAAGGATACTGGTAAAACGGTTGTCTGTGATGAGATCGACTGCGAGGAATGTATTCTTAATTACGCAGTTTATTGTAGAGAGTCAACGCAAGCTTGGGCAAATGCAGAATATTTTGAGAAACCGAATATTTCAGAAAAAGATAGAGCGTTTTTGAGTTTCATTAAAGATATTTATCCATATATTGCGAGAGATGAAGACGGAGCACTTCGCTTATATTCTAGAAAACCTTGTAAAGTGGAAAGGGGGACGGGATTGATATTGTTTCAGTTTGACATAGAACTTCCGATGGTTAAATGGTCAGACGAAGAACCGTGGTCAATCGAAGATTTGAAGAAGTTGGAGGTAGTGGAAGAATATGAATAGAAAAAAAGGCGTTAGAGGATGCACTTAATGGAGAATGTACTGGAAGAGAAAAAGGAGAAGACGGTTAAAAGGAAGAAAAACCACTACTTAATCAAGAGTGATGTATTGGGATATGCAAGAAGGAAGGGATTGATTAATGGCCGGAGTAAGAGACAAATATCTGAGAGGGGCACATAAAGACATCTACTATATAAGCGAAGAAGACGAAAAGAAGATGTTGAATGAATGCCAGAGGATGCGTGGAAACGATCAGCTTGAATTACTGAAATGGTGTCAAAATGCGAACAATGACTTGTCTGGTATATTGTTCTTCTCACTTATAACAGGAATCGGATATGACTATATAAGCAAGCGTTACTGGATACCGATTGCAAGGAAAGACTTCCAGGGCTATCGGAGGAAAGTCTTGGATGAAATGTATAGGTGGATACTTTGGGGAGAACATGACGATGGAAAGATGGCAGAAAGGCTATTCGGAATAAAAAGACACAAGCACGGGAATACTACCGAAAAGGAGTGATGCGGATGGTAAGAATCTTTGTGAACGGCAAACAAGTGACAAAAGAAGAACTTTCGAATTATGAAATCCATAACAAAGCGGTAAAAAGGATTCTTTCAGAAAAGTTGACAAAAAATAAGTGATATTTTAGAATTGACCTTGATAGAATCTTGGTCAATTCTTTTTTAATTGAAAGGAGAATTGACATGAAAAAAATAAATGTAGGTTATATGAGAGTGTCTACAGAAGCACAGACCGAAAAGTATGGTCTTGATGTCCAAGAAGACAAGATAAAGGAACTTGCCAAGAAAAGGGGCGTGAAGATAGCCAGATGGTACGTTGATGGGGGATATTCCGGGAGCAATATCCAAAGGCCGAACATACAGAAACTTCTGGAGGATGCAGAAGCCGGAGAAATACAGGCAGTATACATCTATAAGCTTGATAGAATGAGCCGTGATGTAGTAGACACTCTTACGCTTGTGAGTAAGCTTTTGCCAAAATACAATGTAGAGGTAGTATCAGCTACAGAGGATTTGCGGAATGAGACACCGATGGATCGTGTGATGTTGGGCGTTAATGCGGTCATGGGGCAGTATGAGCGTGAGGTTATCTATATGCGTACAAGAGCCGGGATGGTGGAACGTGTAAAGCGTGGACTGTGGATGGGTGGTGGTACGATACCTTACGGATATAGGTATGACAGGAACGATGGGATATTACATATCATCCCGGAAGAAGCGGAAAAGGTAAAAGCTATCTTTCAGATGTTCCGGGATGGATATTCGTGCGATAGGATTCAAAAAATTCTCGGGATGCATTCGGAGAAGCTTGTATCGAACATTATTAGGAGAATAGCCTATGTAGGTAAGATACAATATAAAGGGAAAACATACCAAGGCTTGCACGAACCGATCATAGACGAAAAACTATTCTACGAAGTACAGGAAGAGATAAAAAAGAGATCCACAAATGCTTATGTAAGCAACAAGTACATGCTTACCGGGTTGTGCTACTGTGGAAAATGCGGTACTAAAATGCGGATGCAGAAGTGGGGAAAGTACACCAAGATAGTATGTTACTCACAGTACAAGGGGAAAGAGCACATATCTAAGACAGGGAACCCTTGTAAGAATAAAAAGGTGCGGGCAGATGTGGTGGAAAAAGAAGTAGAGGACTGTTTTAAACGATTCATCGTTAATGTAGAAGAAAAAGAGAATGAATCTGAAAGCACTCGGAAGATGATAGAAAAGGAGATATCACTAAGCGAAGCAAAGCTGAAACGCCTATACACATTGTATGCAAGCGGTAACTCCGGTACAGATACGCTTGTTGATGTTATCCAGGCAGAAGAAAAAACACTGAAAAATCTACAGGAAGAACTAAAGGCAGAAGACATCCGGGAGAAAGCCGGACGGGGAAAGAAGATAGAGAAAATAAAAGAGATGTCCAACGTGTGGGATACACTGACGGATTCCGAGAAAAACAAGGTGCTAAAAGAGTGTGTTGAAAAGGTGGTTATCACAGGTGATGACATAGACATACATTTTAGCATATACTAATAGGTATTTTCTCGTGTTCCAACCATCATCCCAACAGCGGTAGGAAGTGGAGAAAAGGAAGAAAAGACCAAGATTCTATTATATGATTAAGAAAAATAAAGACGGGAGCCGAAAATATAAATATATAGATTAAAAGAAAAAGATTTTGAAAATAATTGAAATCTTTTATTTTTTGCCTGACTAGTAAACGATATAAAAGACTTATATACAGTCCAATTCTGTAAAAGTTGAAAAACAGCATGTTTTATGGTAAAATATAAGTATCAAAACAGTAATAAAACTAAATAACGGGGACAATGAAATAGCACTTCTGACGGTAAGATGTAATTATCGTGGGAGGTGCTATTTTTATGTATAAAGAAAATATGAATTATGAGAATCAGCAACGAATGATATTTGACATGGTAAATGAGTTCGGAATACCGGAGATACAACCTACAAAGTATGAAAAGTGCGAGTTTATTGGATTCAACCAAGCTAAGACATGCAAAGACAGAGCCGGGAAAGGCGTGCATTTCTTTCTTGACGATTACCAATTTCAAAGATTATGGAATAGGCCGGATACTTACATCAATATGCTTTCACAGTTTCGATTTATCATGTCACCGGATTTCAGCACTTATACTGATTTTCCAAAAGCATTACAGATTTACAACCACTTCCGCAAACACTGGATAGGTGCATATATGCAGATGTACGGTATTGACGTGATACCTACAATCAGTTGGAGTGACAGAGAATCGTTTGAGTGGTGCTTTGACGGTGAGCCGGCAGGCGGTGTGGTAGCAGTATCCAGTGTTGGAGTAATGAATAGTAAGGAACGGAAAGCGTTATTCTTAAATGGATATGACGAGATGCTGAGAAGATTGGAACCTGAGACAGTACTATTTTATGGACAGGTGCCGGAAGAGTGCACAGGGAACATTGTAAAGATTAAGTCGTTCGGAGAAGAACTGACGGAAAGGAAAAGAGGTAAATAAAATGGGCGGTAGAGGTAGCGCAAGTGCGATAAGCGGAACCCCTGTGGCCAAGGGGGGCGGCGAGGATATTCTACAATGCGTCCAAGAAAAGTGACGCATTACGTGGGAGCGGAACAGTTAAGAAAGATGTCAAACTGGAAAAAACGGCGCAGAGCGGAAACATAGAGTTTATTGATTCTGTCAAGGACAAAAAAGAAGCAAAAAGAATAAGCGAATATTATAGAGACAGATTAAATGAAACGAAAAGAAAGATAGCAAAGCTTGGAAGTGCGGATGCACTGTACAAGAACCAGAGACTTGCAAAAGAGTATAGAAATCTTTTGACAGCAAGTAATAAGGCACAGGATAAGATGCATGAGTTTAACCGAAAGATAGAGAAAGGGGATACAAGTGCTATGCATGATGCAAGCCGGACAACAACCACTTATGACCGGGCAAGGAAAAGAAGAATGAAGAATTTTGATGCATGGTTTAATGCCGGGAGGTAGATAAGCATGGCAAATCTAAATAGCATTGCTAAAAAGTTACAGAAAGCAATACTGCAAAAAGGATTAGTTATAAAGATGGGGACAAGCCAGTTTTATTCCGTGGAGCAAAATAGACTTATCACCATGTACATCCTATCTACCAGAGTATTAGAGCGAAAGAAAAACAGGAAATGGAAATATTATGACTATGAAATTATCCGAACAGCATCACAGATAGAGATTGTAAATTGTTTAAACGATATATGGAGGGCGGTGAAAGAATGATTGAGACTTATGCGGAAGAAACAGAAAACATGATTAAAGAAGAAATGCAGAAGAAACTCAGTGACATGATTACAAAGAACGAAAAGCTGAAAGAAAAGAATGAGTATCTGCAAAAAGAGGTAGAAGACGCAAAGGCTGTCGGAGAACGGGCATTGTGCGAAGTACAGGAACTTATTGCAAAGAATAAGAGACTGGTAGAAGAACACAACAGACAGAATGGAACAATACAAGCACTCAACATTGCACTGGATGTCATTACAGACAGGTACAGTAACCTCAGAAAGAGACTGTTTAGAACAGACAAGGGCGGTGAGTAGCATGGACGTACAGTTTTTAAGATGCCATTCTAATACTAAAAAATGTACTAGTGTCAACAATGATGGTAGCAGATCTGAAAAAACATGGGAATGTAGAGATGGAGATATATATATTGCACCGGCAGAGATACCACGAGAGGGCACGGTTATACTTGCAAAAGTAGAGAGAGGAAAGAACAGAAAGTGGTCTATTAGCAAAAAGGGAATAGAGATTAGCACAGATATGGTAAGAAAGTGTTTTACCAAAGTAGATGAATACGTGGAAGAGGGTGGGTAGATGCCGAAAGGGAAAGAACCTACTCCGAAGCAGAAAGCGTTTGCTGATGAATTCTTAAAGTGCGGGAATCAGACAGAAGCTGCAAAGAGAGCCGGATATAGTAAGAAGACGGCGAGACAAGCCGGAGCGGAGAATATGAAAAAACCTGTCGTTTTGGAATATATACAGAAACGACAAAAACAAATAGATGATGCACGTATCGCAGATATCACTGAGATTATGCAGTATCTTACATCTGTCATGCGTGGAGAAGTGAAAGATCAATTCGACTTAGACGCTCCACTATCCGAACGCACAAAGTGTGCACAAGAATTACTCAAGCGCAATATGGACGATAGACGAATGGATATCGAACTTGCCAAATTAGAAGCACAATACAAAGATTCTACACCAGAGGAAGAAAGCACTGACAACTTCTTGGATGCCTTAAATGCAACAGCGAGCGAGGTATGGACGGATGAGTAGCATTGAGAACAGAATACATAACATCCGGCAAAGCATTATGAAACATGCAGTTGCCATGAAAGAAAAGGCTAAGAAACAAGGATTTGAGTTCAAGCCTTTTTCCGTTAAGCAGAAGAAAGTACTTACCTGGTGGTGTGAATCCAGTCCTGTAAAGAACAAAGAGGGAATCATAGCTGACGGAGCTATCCGAAGCGGTAAGACGCTGTGCATGTCGCTGTCTTATGTCCTGTGGGCAATGAGCGCATTCAATCAACAGAATTTCGGTATGGCCGGAAAGACTATCGGATCATTTCGGCGTAATGTGCTGTTCTGGCTGAAACTGATGTTGAAAAGCCGTGGATATACAGTGGTAGACCATCGGTCGGACAACCTTATTGTGGTCAGCAAAGGAAATGTGAAGAATTTCTTCTACATATTCGGCGGTAAAGATGAACGTTCACAGGACTTGATACAGGGAATCACACTTGCCGGAATGTTTTTTGACGAAGTGGCATTAATGCCGGAATCGTTTGTCAACCAGGCAACAGGCCGTTGCTCAGTGACAGGTTCTAAATACTGGTTCAACTGCAACCCGGACGGACCTCGACACTGGTTCAAAGTCAACTGGATTGATAAGTGTGATCAGAAGAATATCCTGTATCTGCATTTTACAATGGATGATAACCTGTCTTTGTCCGAAGCAATTAAGAAGAGATATCGAAGTATGTATGTAGGTGTGTTCTTCAAACGGTATATCTTAGGACTGTGGTGTGTGGCCGAGGGACTTGTCTATCAGATGTTTGACGAATCGAAGTACGTAGCACACGAACACATGACAGGAGTGAAAGAATACATCGTATCTATTGACTACGGTACAGTCAATCCGTTCTCTGCCGGACTGTGGGCGTTCAATGGACGCACGGCGCAGAGAGAAGCAGAAGTGTATTATAACAGTCGTGAGACCGGTAAGAGAGTGGATGATGAAGCATATTATAAGATGCTGAAAGAGCTGATAGGTGATAGAAAGGTGTATTGCATCATCATAGACCCGTCTGCTGCATCATTCATTGAAGTCATTAAGAAATATGGAGAATATACAGTAAAGAAAGCAGATAATGATGTACTTGACGGTATCCGTGTGGTTACAACCATGCTAAACAAAGGCATGATTAAGATATACGAAGACTGTAACGACTGTATTAATGAATTTGGCATGTACCGATGGGATGAAGAAAAGAGTGAGGATGCAGTTATTAAAGAGAATGACCACGCTATGGATGATACAAGGTATTTCTGCTATACATTCTTACGCAGACGCTTAAGATGGCAATATTAATGGAGTGAAACAATGAGACTGATAGAAAAGATTAAGGCGGTATGGAATAAAATGGTTAAAGTAAATGACGCTAAAAACATATTCGGAATTGAAACAGGGCGGTCTTCTGATATGGATACCGCCCTGTCGCTGTATAAAAGCATGAGATCTGGTGTACCAAAGTGGTGTACCAGTGGGAAGATAAAGCCAACAAGGTTTTCGAATGTGATTTGTCGTGAGATAGCGAACCTCACACTGTTTAATACGGATATCAAGATTACAGGGAATAATGAACTGCAAAAGAGATTCGACAGAGTAATGAACACGTTACAGGAGAAACAAGAGGAAAGCTGTGCGACCTGTGGAATGATGGTCAAGAGCAATGGTGACGATGTGGAGTTTTTGGATCCGGATTACTTTCTGATTACAGACACCAACACGGACGGGGATGCGTTAGCAGCTATCTTTTTCTCATACCTAAAGAAAAACGACAAATACTACACGAAAGCAGAGTATCACAGATTTGAAGATGTCGGACTGGAACGTGTATACCATATATCCAGCAAGGCCTATAAATCAGACAACAAAGATATGATTGGTACAGAGATCACGCTTGACAGGGTAGATGAGTGGAAAGATATTGAGCCGGAAGTGTACGTACATGGGTTAGAATATCCGCTGTTTGTCTACTGGCGAAATCCTTACGCAAATGCAATTGACAAGGAATCTCCACTGACTGTTCCGGCATTTTCGGAATGCATCGAAGAATTGAGGTGGTTGGATATTGCTCTTAGCAAGATGGGAGACGAACAGGAAGACAGTCAGCACATGACATTTGTGTCACAGTCTGCTATACAATTCGCAAACGCACAGGGGATTGAACTACCAAGATTTGTGAGCGGATTGGAGCAAGGAATAAATGAAGACAATACCATTCATGAACATGTGCCTACTCTACTTGTAACAGATAGAGTGAGTGCTATTAACTTTTACCTGTCCATCATCGGATACAAATGCGGATTCTCAAATGGATATTTCTCTTTCGACCAGAATCAAGGCATACAGACAGCAACACAGGTAGAATCTGACGATAGACGTACACTGCATACCATCCAGGCATTCCGAAACATTTTGGACGGAAAGAACCATGATGGAGTACTGCACAGAATCATCTATATCCTGTATGCAGTCGGCACAGCAAACGGAACTATTCCGGCAACGAACTACCAAACTGCATGCGATTTTGAAGACCTTGTATACAACTTAGAGGATGATCGTGCACGGTGGTGGAACTATGTGGTACAGGGCAAGGTTCCGGCATGGATGTATTTTGAAAAATTCGAGGGAATGACAGAGCAAGAAGCGAAAGCAATGATAAAAGAAGCACAGAAACAGAACAAGCCGGACAGCGGATTGTTTGAAGAAGAATAGGGTACAACACATACATTATTCTTTCGTAAACTTAAGAAAAGGAGTGATATTATGTTTAAAAATTGTGTATTGAAACCAAATGTAAACACTGTTAAATGGCTGAAAGCAACAGGCATAAGATGCGTTAAGACGATGGCACAGACAGCACTTGGATTTGTGATTGTAGGAAAAGGAATCTATGAAATTGACTGGAAATATGCAATCGGAGTAACAGCCGTAGCCGGAGTAGCAAGCTTGCTTACATCTGTGGCCGGTATTCCAGAAGTAGAGGGGGAATAAAGATGGCAACAAGTACTATTAATATTATTGTGGTTTGTGTGTTCTTCTTAATTCTTCTTGCATGGCCAGATGGAAAGGGTAAGTAATGCTTACACCGGAATATCTCTTCCATGTGACAGAGGGTGCGGAAAAGATAACGTCGGACATGCACAAGAACATCATGGACATGATCGTTGAGCGCATAATGGTACGTATAGGTCGTGGAGAAGATTATCTCCTTACGGCTACGGACAGGTGGCAAATACAGGTGTTGCAAGAATCCGGATACTTACTGGAAGACATACAAAAAGAGATTGCTGACAAAACGAAAAAGCAAGAGAGAGAACTTAAAAGCGCATTTGAAGAAGCCGGTATAAAAGCTATCGAGAGAGACGATGCGATATATAGGGCGGTAGGACTATCACCTACGCCCTTATTGCAATCTCCGGCATTACTAAGAATACTGGAAAGAGATTATAACGCTACGTGCGGAGAATGGAGAAACCTTACACGAACAACTGCAGATGAAGCACAGAAGTTGTTTTTAAAAGAGGTGGACAATGCTTACCGCATGGCATCAAGCGGTGCCGTATCATACACACAAGCTGTCAGAAATGCTGTTGACAGGATGATAAAGCAAGGTGTTAAAGTATCGTATCCGTCCGGTAGAGAAATGAGCATTGAATCAGCTACTATGATGACTGTCCGCACAGGGATAAGCCAGTGTGCCGGAGCAATCGCGCTAAAACGAATGGAAGAATTGGAATGGGATACCATCTTAGTATCTGCACATGTGGGTGCGCGAATTGGTGATGGCGGTACCAATCCAACGAACCACTTTTGGTGGCAAGGAAAATTCTATTCCCGTACAGGCAAAGACAAGAGGTTCCCGGACTTCCGAACATCAACAGGCTACGGAACGGTGACAGGGTTGTGTGGCGTGAACTGCCGACACTCTTTCGGATCAGGTGACGGTGAAAACAATCCATATGCAGATATTAACTTGTCGAGTGAAGACAATATCAAAGCGGAAGAGCGTGCGAAAAAGCAACGGCTTATAGAAAGACGCATTCGCAACAGCAAGAGAGAGATTCAGAATTTGCAGACTGCTATAGATGCAAGCGGAGATGACAAGCTTAAATTCGAATTGCAACAGATGTATGACCGCAAATCAGCGGTACTCAGACGGCAGAATAAGCAATACCGTGAGTTCTGCAAAGATAATGGTCTTAAAGAATATTCGGAACGCCTACGGGTAGCACAGTGGGATAGGTCACAGGCTGTGAGATCAGCAAAAGCAGCACAAAGATATCTTAATGCGAAAGGTGATGTAAAATGAGTGGATTGACAAGAATGGCAAAAATGTGCAGAGCTTGTCCGTTTAAGGACAAGTGCAAGAATAAGCGGTTGGAGAAAGAAGCGTATCTTACACCTTTTACCTCGCCGATTATTGAAGATATGGCATCACCTGTATTAAAAGCTCATGATTACAGAAATGTAAAGGTTGCAGAAAACACGACAGTCACTATTGATGTAGAGGAACTGAAAGAGAGAATGCGAAAAGAGATATACAGACAAGCCGGAATCGGATTGAATTATGGAGCGTAACACATGGAACTAATAACACAGATACTTGCTATATGCGGTGCTATATCTGTTGTCGGCGGTGCTGTTGCGGTGCTTTCCGGGTGGTACAAATCATGGAAAGCACCAAAGAAAAAACAGGACAACCGTATAGAACAGATTGAAAAGCGAATAACGAACATTGAAACATCTATCACAGGGATTAATCAGAAACTTGATAACGATTATAAGAACATAAGGAATACGAGGGATGATATGAATCTATTAATGAGAAGTATGTTTAATTTGATCGAAAACAAAATCACAGGAAATAACATTGAGGGTTTAAAAAAAACTCGGGAAGAGCTTGTAAATGCTATGACGGACAAGAAACCAAAGGAATTATGAAAATATACTCTTTTACACGACCAGAACTTGACTATTTTGAATTAGAATGCAACTTCACATCGGATGAATTAAAACTGTTCCGGCTCCGTGCTAAAGCTATGCCTTTAGAAGACTGTGCGGAAGAAATGAATGTGAGTGTGTCTACAGTCAAGAGATTGAGTAGAAGAGTGAATGATAAGATTGAAAGGGTGGTATAGGTATGTGGCTTGAAGATGTAAAACCTTGTAAAGCGCACATCGAAGCAACCGGTCAAGAAGTATCGGGCGTACTTGGGTTCGGTGAAATAAGTTTTAACGCTGGTTGGATTATTGACGAAAAAGGAAGAAAGAAATATAAGTATGGACATATAGAGTATATTCCTGTTTTTGAAACTGCTGAATTTGTAAAACCTTTTGAGGATTTTTCGGATGTCCATACAGAAAAAATAGATTTCCAAGCATATTACGGACCAAGAACTGAAACTAATACATTTTGCTTAGTTGGAGCAAAACCGATATCTGAAGAAGAGCACAACAAAATAACAGGTGCAAATGGATGATTATATGATTGAAAGGGGATAAAGATATGAACTTCGGAGAAGCCATAAAATGCATGAAAAAAGGAAAGAAAGTTACACGTAATGTATGGAAAGAAAACTTTTTTAATGGGAAAAGACAGTTTATTTTTATTGGAAGAAACAAAGGTTTAACAGCAAAAACGTTTCTTCCAATTCCACCAGAAGATGAAGACTTTTCGGACTGCATTATGAGTTACACAAGAAAAGGAAGCTTTCAGCCGAACTGGACACCAACACAAGAAGATATGCTTGCCGATGATTGGGAAATGTATCCGGCAGAGGAAACGGTAGTCGATGAAACGCCGAACATGACGGCAGATGCAATGATTGATCTCAAAAACCGTATCGGGTGGAATATTAAATTTTATTCTACCGGGGAAACAATTATTTCTGAGCACATGGACTATCAAAAACTCTTAACCGGGGCAGAAAGTACATATATGCTGTCGTTTGTTGTCCCTGAAAAAAGCCTTGATGGTTTGTCAATGACAAATAAATGCCAAAATGTTATTGTTTCTGGACTTTTATTCAAAGTATATGCTTCTAGGAATATTGCTGACGATAGCCTTTGGCTCGTGACGGAAAGTGCCTTATCTGAAAAAGAATTTCACACAATTATAAGATTGGAGAGGTGATTATATGATACCTAAGATTTTTAAAATAAGCGGATACCTCATAGACCCGACAGGCAGACTTGAACCACACCACATTAAGGCGAAAATGCTTTACGGCTGTGGATTTCCACTTGTAGGACAACACATTAACGTGCAAAAAGCAGAGATTAAGAAGCTAGATGAAAAGCATCCACTTATGAGAGAGAACTGTGATTTGGCAGAATGTGAGAAGTATTTCAATGACGAACCGCAGACAGTGAGCAATAGAAAAGTTGAACCCGGACAGGTGTACAGGCACTTTAAGGGCGAGACAGTAAAAGTCCTGTATATTGCACAGGATAGCGAAATGCCGGGACAGTTCAAGGTAGTTTATGAATGCTCTAATGGCGTGTGGTGCAGACCTTACGGAATGTTTGTTAGCAAAGTAGACAGGAAGAAATACCCGGATGCGAAGCAGAAGTATAGATTTGAGTTAGTGGAGGAATAAAAACATGAAAAAATTATCAACAATTCAGAAAAGAGAAAAATTAAATGATGTATTTGCCGTAGATGAAATCGGTCCAGGTGGTGCTAACCACTTATATTGTGTGTACAAGGCTGGAACAGCAACGCTTGAAGATGATAACACATCGTTAAGAGCGGAACCAGAGAATCTGCTTCTTACATTGCAGATGCAGTGTGGACCACGAAAAGAAAAAGATTCGCTTCACGGTGTAATCGACACAGATTTACTGGAAATTGTACGTGATCGCTTAAAAGCTTTTCAGGCAGGACCGTTTTCGTCAAGAGAAAATGCTTGTGCACTTACTCATATTGAGGAAGCTCTTATGTGGATGAATCGTAGAACAGAAGATCGCATTGAAAGAAATGTTCTTGGAAAGAACGAAAAATAATAAGTGATACTTTTTAGAGACTTTAACGAACTGTTAAGGTCTCTTTTTTATGCGTAAAATGAAAGCATAGAGAACAACAAATACTAATTTACAGGAGGTATGAGTATGAATCCATATATGTCATATACACCGTACATGCCACAGGATGCTTATATGCAAGATCAGATGGCATTACGACAACGGATAGACAACTTATCACAGGCTCAACAGCAATACAAGACACAGCCACAGCCGAATGTGAACTGGATACAGGTAACCGGAATTGACGGGGCAAGAAATCAGATTGTACAGCCGGGAACTACGGCTTGGATGATGGATAACAATGCGCCATACTTTTATGTTAAATCTGTTGACGGTGTGGGAAGTGTTACGTTTAAAGCTTTTGAATTTCATGAGGTACAGGCGAACAATCCACAACCTGTAGTGGAAAACATGGACGCTAAGTACGTGACAAGAGAAGAATTCAACAAATTACTGGATACATTAAAACCTCAGCCGGAAGAACAGAAAGGGGAGCTGACGCATGAGTAATCCGTTAATGGGAATGATGGGCGGTATGCCGGGTGGCAACGGTCCATTCGGAATGATTCAAAGAATGATGGGGATGATGCAAAATTCACAGAATCCAGGAGCAATGCTGCAGAATATGGCGCAGAGCAACCCGAACATCAAAAAGGCTATGGATATGTGCCAAGGAAGAAACCCGAAAGATGTATTTATGGAGATGTGCCAGCAAAATGGCATGAATCCAAACGACATTATTAATAAAATAAAATGATATCCGGACGGAGTGCACACGTCAA